CTCGTGATCGCACTCCCCGCAACAGCGAATTTTGCGACGCCGCCCGCGTGGATGCGACTCCGGTGCCCGGGACGGGATGGCTTGCGGCGCAAAAACTTTCGAAAGTTTGCTAGGCGCGTAAAGCGTTGGGGCAGTGCACCTTTGGCGCGGGCAGGTCTTATTTAAGCCAGTAACGGTAAATGTCCGTGTTGGTCATCGGACCATTTTGGGCGCAGGAAGGCGGCTCCGGTTCCGGTTTTGCCTCCGGTTCCGAGGGGCTGACCTCCTTCGGTTAGTCGGGCCATTGCGCCCGCCACGCGCGGGGCTCCACGAACTCCTTGATCCGGTAGACGATGCGCCCGCTGGTGGTGTCGAACGTCAGCAGCGCCCCGTAGAAGCAGTTGTTGCCGCGCAGCGCCATGAACCCGCGGTCTTTGCAGCACACCTCCGGCGGGGCATGGCACGGCTCCCAAGACTCCCAGGCCAGCGTGATGGCGGGATGCACCAGCAATGGTCTATGGATGATCGTGTGCAGCATCTCGTCGGCGACCAGGATTCGCGGGTCCGGTTCCTCCTGCATGACCAGCTCGCCGAGCTCGTCCCGGCGCAGGTCGATGGCGACCTCGAAGCGGCCCTGGCCGGGGCTGTGGTCGTCCCACGGCACACCGACACCTTTGAGCGGCGGGCCGGGATCACGCAGGTGAATCATCGCCGCCGCCGTTTACAGCCCTTGCCGTCTTTGCAGACCCAGCCGTAGGTGGCGTCGCGTCGTGCGCCGGCCAGGGAGATCATGTGGCCGCACAAGCCGCACGGCACCTTGTGTATGGTCATGGGCCGAGGTATGACAGGTGATCTAGGCAAAGGTCGCGGGCTTTTGCCCACCGCTGGGCGCGGAAATAGTTGCCCTCTCGGCGTGCTTTGTGCCAACGCTCTTGGCAGGTCAGCAGGTCGTTGATAACGTCCTCGCGGTTCATGGGGGCGCCGCTGGTGGTCAGTCGGCACGGGCCGTGGCAGGTCGGGCACATTTCACGTGACGGGCATTCGGAGCCATTGTTCGACCTGTTCGGCGTCGGTGCTGGTGTCGACCAGGTGCCCGTCGTGGTATAGCTCGCCTGAGATGAGCATGTCGTTGTTGTCGTAGTCGCAGATGACGCGGTAGTTACCGCGTTTGAATCGTTCCTGGTTCATCCTTGGCTTTCGTGTCCAGTCCGAATTCGGCGGGCCACGGGGCTGATCCGGTTTGCATGTCTCGGATTGCTTCTCGGTAGCCCATCCACCAGTCGCGGTGTCGGGGGTCTGGGTGTTGGCCGGTTTGTTGGGCTAGGTGCCATAGGGTGATGGCCTTTTCGGCGTGGGTTTTGAGTTGGTTTAGCCGGGGTATCGGCACGTCACCGTCCATGTGGGGGTTGTATCACGGGGGTGTGGCGGCGGTGACGATGGCGAAGATTTGGGCGACCGGGGTGGGGGGTTGGCCGGTGTCGAGGAGGGCTTTGAGGGCTTTGTCGGTGTGGAGGCGGCAGGCTGCGAGTTGGGTGTCTTGGTGGCCGGCTTGGTGCATTTGCCATTTGGCGGGTCGGCCGCAGAGGAAGCAGTTCATCGGTTCGCTAACCAGTCGCCTTCAAGGTGCTGCTGCCACGGGCTCTTATTACCCAGGTCGTTCAGGTCGCGGCCCCAGTCGTGTCGCTCCGCGCCGGGTCTGATCCGCATCTCGCCGGTCATGTGGCTCTGCGTCACTTCGAGGCTGTCGAACTCGCCGTTGTAGACCACCACCCGGTCGTCCTCGGTGTTGGTGAACCGGATCTCGACCTTGATACTCATCGGCCGCCCTGGTAGCGGTAGAGCGTGGTTTCCTGGAAGACGCCGGGCGCGACTTCTATCGTTTTGCCGGCGACGGGTTGGGGGCGGCGGAAGATCGGCGGGATGGGCGGGTCGCCTTCCGGTGTGGGGCCTCCGGTGTAGCCGCCCGGGTAGGTCGGCCCGTCGGGTGTTTCGGCCAGCCAGGCCCGCAGCGCGGCGCGCATTTTGGGGCTGACGCAGTACAGGGTGGCTGGTATCTCGACGGCGAGTGTCAGCCATTGCCACCACAGGCCGTGCCAGGTCATCGTGGGCTTTCGTTGGGTAGTTGGGGCCGCCAGTCGGGGGGCATGTGTTGCATGGCGTAGCGGAGCAGGGTTCGGACGGTGTCTCCCATCGGTTCGTGGCGGTGTTCGGCGAGTAGTCGGATGGCGTTTTTGCCGCCGTGGGTGATGCGGAAGGAGAACATTTCCCGGTCGCTTTTGGGGCGCGGCATAACGTATTACATTACAGGCGGTGCGGCGTATCCGTAATACGGATTGGGAAGGGACGGGAATGATACGAGGCGAGCTGACGATCCAGGTGAACAAGAGCGAGCTGCTGGTGGCGTTGAAGCGGAACCGTGAGAAGCATGGCGCGGCGTTCGAGAAGGCCAAGGCGGGCTACATCAAGGTGACCACGCAGCAGGTGAGGGAGTACTTGACCAGGCTGGCGAACGGGGAGCTGTTGGAGCGGGCGTTCCTGCCGGCGCCGCCGGAGGATCACACCGGGGATTACGACGACGCGATCGACATGATGACGTTCCCGTCGCCGGATACCACCATTGAGCTGGCGCAGGGGCAGTTCAAGCAGTACGTGAAGGATGATTGGGGTTGGAAGGACACCTGGGTGGCGTCGAACACGGCCTATTTGGAGGCTTAGCCGCCGGAGCCTTGGGTGACGGTGGACACGGTGATGGTGGCGCCGCCGCCCAGCTGGCTGGCCGCGGTGATCTCGGGCAGGTCTTGGTTACCCAGCGCGTTGCAGAACGCGCAGACGTAGCCCCAGTTGCCGTCCTTGCTCACTGTCACGTTCCCGGCGCCGATGGTGGACAGGGCCTCAAGCGCGCGTTGCACGTCGCCGGCCGCCGGGTGGTGGTTGATGCTGGCTGTCGGCTCGCTGCCGTTGAACGCCAGGGTGAATGTGCCCGAGCCGGGATTGCCGGCGATGTCGAAGCGTTGCACCTCGTTGACCGCGCCGGACGGCGTCGGGCCGGGCCCGGGTGCGCCGGTGCTGGCGTCCAGTCCGACCACGGCGATCTGATGTTCGGGTGAGCCCTGTAGCTTGATGATGGCCAGCTCGACCGCGTAGGTCACGCCGCCCACGTTCAGCAGTAGCTCCGCCGCGGGTGTCTGCACCACTGTGCCGCCGCACACGTCTTCGAGCGCGATGGTCGCCAGCAGCACGAGCCGGCTGCCGTCCCCGGGTGCGCCCAGCGGTATTCCGTTCCAGGTCTGGGTGTTATCCGGCTGGCGCCAGATGAGGGGGAGTTCCACGGCCGCCTCCGGGTTGGGGTGCGGTCATTGTCGCATCGGGTGTCGGGTTGGGCGGTGGACACGCCCGGGCGCTACAGCCAGGTCTCCACGATCACCGGGTCATCGGCGTCGCTGCGGGTGAGGCGGATCAGGCCGAGGTTGGCCAGCGCCACCCGGATCGAGTCGAGGGTGCCCGTCATGATCCGGTCCGTGGGCCGCTGGCCCGCCACGCCGATGATGTGCTGGCGGGCGACGTAGTCGCGCGGGTAGTCGGACGGGTGGTCGTACACCACCCACAGCGGCAGGTCGGTCGCGGCGTCGGTCATGTCAGGGCCCTCACCCGGCGCAGGCACATGACGGCTCCTTTGCAGCGGTATTGGCCGTCGCTCATGCGGAGCATCAGTGCGCTGGTGGCTTTGCGGGTGATCCCGCAGAATCGGCAACGGACCGTGGGGTTCAATTCGTGTTCTCCTGGAGTAGTCCTCGGCTGTCCAGCCAGGCGCGCAGCTCGCGTAGCTCGGCGTGGCAGACGTCGCACGGCTTGTGGGGGAAGCCTACGGTGATCGACAGGTCGTCCTTGTCGTAGAGCAGTTGCACGCCGTGGTCGGTGCGTCGCAGCAGCTCGCCGCGGGGAGCGTTCACGGCAACACGCCTTTGGCTCGTGCCCACGTGATCACTTTGGCGGCGCACTCGGTGCACGCCGTCCCGACATCCTCAAGCCCTGGGAAGGGTTTATGGTGCAGCGCCTCGTACTCGGCGCGGGCCATTTCCTCGGTGAAGGCCGGGTCCCGGTCGAATGTCTGGTGACACACCTCGCACACAAAGGTCGTGCTCCACCGATCAGTCATGGTTACCAGGCCAGGATTGTGTAGCCGTCGCCGTGGATGGGGCAGTCGGGGTTGCGGCCTTGCTCGTGGCCGCAGCACAGTTCGTGGCCGCCGGTTTCGAGGTGGCAGGTGCAGGGTGTAGCGGTGGTGGCGTGGCGGGCGTCGTGGGGGCGTTTCTCGAGTGGGTCGTTCATGCTCATGAGCCATGATGGGGCTATGGCGGAGCGGTTGTACAGCTTGTCGGCGGCGGATCGGGACAAGCTGATCGCGGGTCTGCGGGCGAAAGGTTGGTCGTTGGCGCGGATCGGGGCGCGGGTGGGAATGTCGCGGTCGGGTGTGTTGCGGGCGTTGGAGCGCATCGAGCGGGGTGATCCCGGGGTGGATCGCCGTGGGATTTAGTCGCGTGTTGGTGGCTGTGCTTTTGGCAGCGTGCTGTTAGATTTACCGTGGCTGAGGTTCGGCCTGTCCCACGAGGAAGGAGCGGTTTGTGACTATTGCACCGGATCGGTTGGAGGAGTTGGATTTCCCGGCGCCCGACGTGGAGCCTGAGATCGCGGTGGACGGGGTGGTGATTGATGGGCTGGCGGCGGCGTTGGCGTCGGCGCGGCCCGGGGTGATCGAACGCCGGCAGATCCCGACAACGCCTGGATACGCTCGGGTGGGATGGGAACGCGACGGCGTCATCTACACCGACGAGGTACTCGAGGCGGTTCAGGAGCGGACTCGTCGGGAGATCGCGGCGCTGCATCCGCTGATGTCGGGGCTACCGGGTGGTGTGGTGATGACGCGGCTCGGTCCGGTTTTGGCGATGATGGAGCGGGACTGGGTCTGCTACTGCTCCCCGTCGCGGTCGATGCTGATGGCTGACGCCCGCCGCCGCGAGGCTAGGGCGCGGGCGCGGCGCGCGCAGCGCCGGTTGAAGGTGATGGCGGGGCTGCTGGCGGTGTACGCCCTTGCGGCGCTGGTGTTCCTGCTGGTGTGAGCCGGGGGGCGATTTACCGGCTGTGCCCGTGCTGCGGGAAGCGCGGAGTGCGGTGGGTGGGCGCGTTCAGGGTGTGCAGGTTCTGCGGGTCGGTGGTGGCCGGGTGATTGACGAGTACGCGAATTGCGCGGAATGCGGTCAGGCGAGGACACGTAAGGTGCTCAACGCTGACGGGATTTGCCCGTGGTGTCTGTTGACGGTGATCCTTCACGGCCGCAATCCGTGCTTGGAGGAGCGGTGATGGCTGACGAGAAGGAACCCGCGCCGACGCGGCCGAGTAAGCGTTACGTGGGGCGTGGTGACACGAAGTCGCGTCGGGTGTGGTGCGCCTACAACAAGGACGGGTCCGCGTTTGTGCTGTTCGGTCAGGAGCTGCAGGCGATGCGGTACGCGGTGGACAACCATTTGGACGGGTGTAAGCCGGTCGAGTTCGGGGTGCCGCTTCTGGATCAGATCAAATGAGCGGGTTCGAGGCCCGCCAGATCCTGATCGTCCATGAGGGGCTGTGGGCGGCGATGGAGCGGTTCGCCGCCGCGAACAATTTCCGGTTGGACCGGGTGCCGGACGGGGCCGACGACGAGGGCAGACCATTCTTTCGGGAGGACAAACCCGAGACGGAGTGCCAGCAGTGCGGGCACACCCCCACCTACGGATTCATGCCCAGGGAGGTGCGATGAGCGAGGTGTTCAACGCGCGGCGCACCATCGACAAGGCGGAGGACGCGCTCAAGAGTGCGCTGAGCTATTTCACTCATCAGGCGCAGATGAACGCGGCGTCGCACCTGTCGGGGAAGGTGATGTATCCGCCGATCCACGCCGGTATCGAGTCGGCGTTGTTCGCCATCAACATGTTCCGTGACAGCTACCCCGAGGAGCCGACGTGAGCGTGGTGATTGACGAGCTGCGGGCGGCGCTGGCCCGCCACGATGAGTGGCCGACGAAGCAGACCAGCGCCGCGGTGATCGACGCGGCTCGTCGGCTGGTCGGTGGGGTCGACATGCGCGCGGAGGTGATCGAGCAGATGCGGCGGCGGGTGACGCCGTCGGAGCAGGCGATCGCCGAGCTGTTGGGGTCGGAGCGCGGCGAATGAAGGGGCCGTGCGGGTACGGGCGTTACGACGACGACCCTGCTCATGTCGGCTGCCCGCGGGCCAAGAGCGATATGACGCCGTGCATCGCCCGCGACGGCGCGTCGGCGCTCGCCGATGACTTCCACTGCGTCGGCTGCAACGGACATCCGAAGGACCTGCTGGATGAGCTGCGCGCGGCGGGCGTGAATGTCGGGGTGATCCGGTCCGGGGTGCGCGGCTCACTGTGGGACCGCAAAGCCGCCGACAAACTTCGCGAGGTGGTTCGCCGCGCCACCGAGCCGCAGGCGGCGTCATGAGCCTTGTCCTGAATGCCCGCGACCACATCGAGCGGATGGTCGCGAAGTTGGAGGGCGACGCGGATTTCAAGCCGTTCATGACCTACACCGACGCCGACGGTGAGCGCGGCTACATCGCGCTGGTGCTGCCCGACGTGGACGCGGATATGAAGGCCGACGTCGCTGATTTGATGACGGCGTGGCTGTGCGTGTATCGGGCATCGGAGGCGACGTTCGCGTCGGTGACGTGGGCGGTGCGCGACGACGAGAAGACACCCGGTGTGCAGCCCAAGGATGACCCGAACCGCATCGAGCTGGTGATGCTGATCTATGTCGGCGGCGCCGGCGACGAGTCGCACACCGCGCGGCTGTTCCGCGAGGGCGGCAAGGCGCGCCTGTCGGAGTGGGAGGAGCACCGCTACAAGGGTGAGGTCGGGGGCCGGTTCGGCAACGCGATGCACCTGGGGATGGCGATGGGCGCCGACATGCCCGAGTCGGGTATCGAGTATTGCCGGGACAACCAGGGCGACATGGAGGCGTTGATGCGGCCGGTGCTGAATGCGATGGTCAACGCGCGGGCGAAGCTGGCTGAGCGCGCCAAGGGGAACTGATGGGATTCCTGCTGGCGGTCCTGTTGTGGACGGTGTTCTGGATCATCATCACGCTGATGGTGGGACTGACCAGGAGGCCGCGGTGAAGGGCTGGACCCCGAAATGGCTGCCGCTGGTTTCCGAGCGGGAGCTTTTGGACCGGCTGGGCGCCGCGTTGAGCCTGTATCACATGCTCGAGGACCGGGTGGGGGATCTGGAGGCCGCGCTCAAGGATGCCGGGGTGCCGATCCCCACCGGCCGTAGTGAGCAGGATCGTCGTGACCGCACTGAGCGGGGTATTCGGGAATTTTTTCCGGAATATCTGGATGAGTGGCGGGCCCGGCATCCGCGCCCCGAGGAAAGGACGTGGCCGGAATGACTGACGATTATCTGCAGTACGCCCATGAGCCCGCCGACATCGAGAAGATACTGCGGGATGCTGGTCACCACCCGCCGCCCGAGTCGCACGAGGTTCGCATCGCTTCGCCGGAGGAGTTCCTCTTGATGCGGCGCCGCGAGGCCGAGCAGATGCAGGCGGAGAGGACGCAGGCGCTGGCACGGCTGCAGGCGGCGTTGGAGGAGGCGGTGAAGCGTGTCCTCGACGTGAGCGATGTTCAGCTCGCCGCCCTCACCATGAACATCTTCTTGTGCTTCGACGACGCGGGCCTGGGCTTGTACGTGAAGGATCAGCCATGAGGCTGCGGTGCCTGTTCGGGCTGCACGAATGGGAGCCGGCCGGTGAGGTGGCGCCGCCGCCGGAGTGGCAGCACCCGCCGTGGATCGAATTTGAGAACGCGTTCGGGCGCCCAGCGGCGAAGCCGCAGTGGAAGGGGCTGCCCACCTTCCACCTCAAGCAGTGCGTGCACTGCCCCGCAAGCAGCTACGACATGGTCTGGCCGGAAGGGACGGTGCCGCCGCTATGAGCGGGATACAGGGATATCGTTGCGGCACTTGCGGTTTCGAGAGCATGAGCCTGAAGAACCTGGCGTGTGGGCACTGGTCGCGCTGCCCGCACTACGCGGCCGCTGAGCAAGCCGGGACGCTGCCACCCGTATCGGAGCGGCCAGGAAGCGACGTGCCCTACCGATGACCCATTCGATTCACCGGGTGCAGGTGGAGATCACCGACTATCAGGAGCTGGACCTGACCGGGCCGCCGATCTTCGTGGCCGCTGACCGGGGCGGCGACCCGGAAGTGTTCGACTTGTGGTTCGAGCATTACGACGAATCCGCGCGTGAGCAGCACCGCAGCTACCACCTGTATGTGATCGGCACCGGCAACCCGGTGCCGTGGACGACGCCCGCCGTGCGCAGCGTGAGCTTCGATTTCCTGGGCAGCGTGATCACCACCGTCAACCAGGTGTGGCACGTCTACACCGGGCCGCAGCGGGACCTGCTGTGAGCGGGCAGCTCGCCCCGGATGGCTGGTCGGGTACCGAGGTTCACGCCGTGGGCGGCGGGGAGACGGATCTGTTCGTCGGCCGACCGAAGGTGTTTTTCCTGGCGTTCTGCGTGACGTGCTGGCCGGACCGGTGGGCGCCGATGCCGTTCGGGTCTGAGATTGAGCGGGACAAGTGGGCCGGTGAGCACCTGTCCGGGCCGTTGTCTAGGGATCACGAGGTGCAATGTTTCGTCGAGGTGCGGACGTGACCGACAAGGTGGAGCTGGTCGGCACCATGCTGGCGCACACCCTGCTGGGGGTGGAGATGCTGCACCGTGAAGCCGGCGATTGGGATTACGCGGAAAGCTACGGCGGGCGGTTGTTTAGGACGATGGGGCATCTGCGCGCCGCCTGCGACGAGTTCCGTCTAGCCCAGGAAGTGAGGCCCGCTGATGGGTGATGTTCTAGCCGAGTCGACGTGTAAGCACTGCGCCCAGCCGATCCGCAAGATCGCGCAGCATCGTCTCGATGAGGGCTTGTGGTATCACTTCGACGGGCACCGCGCGGTCCGCGAGTGCCGCTACCTGATGGCCGAACCCGTCGAACAGGAGGCCGTCGATGACTGAGATTTTGCGGCGCGACCGCCTCGACGTGAAGGCGATGCACGAACGGTTCGGCCAGTATTGGTCCAAGCCGAAGCCGCTGGTGATGGACGGGCTTGAATCTGAGGACTGCTGGGTGTTCTTCGGGCCCGGCGGGGCGAAGGTGTTCGTGTCCTACGACCCTGATAGCGAGCCCGGGGTGGAGTGGATTCACGCTTCGATGAGTTACGAGCTGAGCTACCGCTACCCCAGTTACATGGACCTGAAAACCATGCACCGCGCGGTGTTCGGCGACGGGCACTCCTACCAGGTGTTCGTGCCGCCCGACGAGCACATCAACATCACCTCCAACGTGTTGCATTTGTGGGGCCGGCTGGACGGCAAGTCGGCGCTGCCCAACTTCGGCTGGCAGGGGACGATATGACGGCGTGTAGGCACGGCTTCGACCCGGACACCACGATGCCGGAGCACCTGCGTGAGGCGATGCCGGTGTGCCCGTCGTGTGAGTGGGAGGCGCGGCTGCCGTGGCCGGCGCGGTTCGTCGCGACCCATCCGCGGTGGGGGCCGTGGATCAGCGTGTTCGGTTTGGGCCTGTCGATCGTGGCGCTCATCATGGCGGTGGGCTGCGTCAACGGGTGGTGGTGATGGGCGCCGCCACGCAACAAGGGGGAGACATGATTCGGGCGGAGTTCGTGATCGACGGTCGGCGTACCGGTGTGGTCCAGGTGCATCGCTGCGGGGAGGGGCCCAGCCACGACCTGCACGAGTATGCATGGCTGGTGGAGAACGGTGGGCACAGCCGGCGCGGGTTTGTGCTGCACCGCGCCGCCGACGGGCAGCTCGCGTTGGTGCACGCCGCGCTGGGGCATTACCTGGCGGGGACGGGGCGGTGGTCGTGGCGTGCCGCGGGGCCGCCGAAATTCACTCATCCCGAGGCGGAGGACGCGCGTGAAGACGTTTAAGGAGATCCGTGACCACGAGGTGCTGCCGTGCGGCTGCGAGATGGCGGTCGGGGTGGACTGGATGGGCAACGACGCGTTCCTGTTCCAGCCGTGCCGACCCGACTGCGAGTATTACGCCTACGTGATCGAGGAGTCGAAGCGGATGGGTCAGCCCACATTCCCGGCGTTCGGGACGATCAAGGATGAGAAAGCGGGACGGTGATGGTGGAGCGCAGCAGGGCGCTGGGCGAGGGAGGCCAGTGGCACGAGCCCGGGGAGGCGACACCGAAAGCGGCGTTTTCCACGCCGATCCCCGACCTGGACGCCGAAGCGGTCGGCGCTGTGGGGATACGCCGGTTCGTGCTGAACCGGCGTGAGGACCTGAGCGGCACCAGCGGGGTCGGGATCGTCGCTGAAGGGGTCCGGTTCAGCGACGGCACCGCGGTGCTGCGCTGGGTCGTTGAGCTGAAATCCACAGCTGTGTACGGCTCTGTGGATGATCTGATCGCCATCCACGGCCACGACGGCGCCACGCAGGTGGTGTGGGCCGACCCGTGACCGGCGACGAGGTGGGTCCGCGCCTGGACGCGGTGGGCGCTTTCATCGCCAACCTGCATCAGATGATTGGGCATCGGGCCGCGGCCAGGTTTATGGGCCAGCCGGTCGGGGACATGAAGGCGTGCGTCCTGTGCCGCTACGAGCGGGGCGAGGCGACCCGCGAGCAGGTCATCGAGCGGATCGGGGTGTCATGAGGGAGACCGAGAAGACGGTGACCATCCGCATCATGGGGCTGATCGGCGGCGGCACCAGCGCGTTCGACGGCCAGTATGTGGTGGAGTACGACCCGGGCCGCGGCGGTGTCGAGCCGGGCACCGGCTTCCCGATGCTGGCGCATCTGGTGACCACCCCGGACAAGGCGAAGGCGACCCGCTACGAGATGGGGGAGGCGTTCGAGTTGTGGAAATCGGTGGACCCGGACAACCCGCTGCGCCCCGACGGTGAGCCGAACCGCCCGTTGACGGCGTTCAGTGTGGAGTTCCAGGGATGACCGTCCAGGACTGCGTCGGCTGCGGTAAACCGGCGCCCGCCGAGTGGTGCTGGGAAGGCCGGCTGGACTGCCCGTGCGACAAGCCGCCGCACCACTTGAGCACGATCGCGCTGTGGCATCACCTTCGGGAGCTGGAGCGCCGGGTCGCGGCGTTGGAGCCGCGGCCTGACCTGCGGGCAAAGTTCGAGGAAGGACGCCACCGTGACACCTGAACAGTTCAATCTGCAATCCATCACCTGCCCACAGTGCAAGATGACCTCCCACAACCCCAACGACATCGAGTGGGGCTGGTGCGGCAACTGCAACGGTTACACCAGCCCGGTCAACCCGCTGATGAAGGCTATGCGGTTCATCGAGGAGTCGAAGGCGGCAGCTGCCGCAGCCGAAGCGGCGGTCGTGGATTTACCGGACAACATGGAGCAGCAGGATGCATCAGATCCGCATCAGTGAGGGTGACCGCGACCCGGTGTATTCCGGCACCATGCACAGCGGCGCGGTATCCCAGGTGAAGGTGACCAAGGGCCTCGACGAGATCCTGATCGACATTGAACCAGCCGCGGGTGTGGACTACATCATCACCGTCAACGGGCATCCATGTGCCCGCGGCAACGGCTGATTAGGTGTCCACGGATGGACACGCCGAATTCTTCCCGATCCGCCATCAATCACCGATTTACGGCGATATGCAGGCATTATCGAAACTTTACGGCGATACACGGCGAGTCTCACCACCGCATCAATGTTTGCCGTTACCATGCCCGCATGGGTGAAGTCGTCGCTGATCTGACCAAGCTGGTGTACTGCAACAATTGCGGTGTCGTGGCCGTCAAAGATTCCACGGGTTGGCGCACCTGGACCGAGCCGCCGCCGTTCAAACCGCTGTCCAACGAGCCGACCGTGCGGTTTCGGGCGCGCCGGCATCACTGCCCGTCCTGCGCCGAACACAATGAGCTGCTGGCCGGCGGGCTGTGCTACGGCCGCGACCCGGCCGACGCCGTCGTCTACGAACCGGTCAGCTGATGGTCATCATCATCGACCGCGAGGAGGACCTGCCCGGCGTGGAAGCGCAGCTCGCCGTGATCGACGCGCTGCGGGAAAGCACCCGCCGGTTGCGGAGGTTTATCTCTGACACGCCGTGGGTGCAGGTCCGCTGGCCCAACCCGAGGTACCTATGAGGTACCTATGAAGGTCTGCAGGCACTGCGGGGAGCCGATCATGATGTTTCATTGGCGCGATGAGGGCGACCAGTGGTGGCACGCCAACGTGAACCGCGGCTACGTCGAGCATCCGCCGGGCACCGAGCACATCAAGGCCCCGGCGTACCGGCGCTGCTACGCCGACCCCGCGCAGCCGTACGCGGAGCCGGCGCAATGAGCGGGGTGCAGGTGCAGTGCCACAGCTGCGAGCAGACCGCGCCGGTGCAGTGGGTTCCCGCCGAGCGGCGCTACCGCTACCAGCGGCATTTCATCGGCACCGGCCCCCAAAGGGTGCGCTGCCCGGCGTCCGGGGAGCCGATACCGGCGCCGACTGCGATCGTGTTCGCCCCCAGGAACCAGCCATGAAATTCACCGACCCTGAAGTGCTGCAAGCCATCCGCTACGGCAAAAACAAGGGGCCGCTGCTGCCGCTGGTGGCGGGGAACTTCGAGCTGGGCGTCGACATGCGCAACAAACCCTGGCCCGGTGAGCTGTTCATCACCGCGGGCCCCGACCCGAAGGTGCTGATCGCCGACGAGGTGCTGATCCACCTGAGCGAGCATCCCGAGCAGATCCATCCCGACGTCACCTTGGAGCGCCACCGCTGCACCGACCTGCATCCGTGCACATGCCCGCCGGCGGCGCGGGTTGGTCGCGCCGACTGCCCGCAGCACGGCTTCAACCCGAAGATCTGCCTTATCTGCCACTGCGGCGCCGAATGCTTTGCCCGATCGCTGCTGCGGTTCGTCACCCGCCAGGGCACCGTGGTGTACACGATCACCGGGCATCAAGCCGCCCCGCCCGCATGGGTGGCCGAATGGCCCGACTGAAGCACGGATGGGAGCGGTTGTGGACGAGCCGCTAGTCGATTACATGGACAAGCTGCGCCGGATGGCTGAGGGCGCGCTGCGGTCAATCGAGCGTCGCTGCCAGGAGGAGCCGAAGAAAGACCACGAGCGGCAACGGTCCTGGTGGCAGGGCTACCGCCAATGCCTCGACGACGTGGAAGACGTCGTCCGCAAACACCAACACCACGAGGAAGGAACCCCTGTATGAGCTTCGCCGAGGACAACGCCAAGGCGTGGTCTGAGATCACCGAGCTGCACAAGTCGCGGCCCGCCGAGTTCGGGACCATCGAAACCGCCAACGGGCCGGGCGCCACGCTGGCGCAGACCGAGGATCTGCGCCAGATCCTACCCGAGCTGCTGAAACGCTACGGCATCAAGACGATGCTGGACGTGGGCTGCGGGGATTGGAATTGGATGTCCCACGTTGATTTGACCGACGTGGAAGGCTACATCGGCTGGGACGTGGAGCCGTCCATGATCGCCGCCGACCAGGAGCACTTCGGGGACGCCCCCAACGTCACGTTCGAGTGTCAAAGCCTGCTGACCGCCGAGCAGCTGCCCCAGGTCGATCTGATCCTGGCGCGTCACGTGCTGATCCATTTCCCCAACGACGAGATCGCCGCGGTGCTCGACAAGATGCGCGCGTCGGGCGCGAAATACCTGCTCACGTCGCACTGGCCGGACGAATCCAACGAGGATTACGAGCCGGAAGGCTTCGCGTGGCGCGGCTACATGGAACGCGCCCTGAACATGGAAGCCCCACCGTTCAAGCTGGGACCGCGGATCGAGACGATCCACGAGCCGGCCGCCGACGCCGGGGTGCTGATGGAAGAACACGAGCTGGCGCTGTTCGAGCTGATCCCGCAGCCCGGTCTCGCCGAGTTCGACTTGCCCGACGAGCCGGCCGACTGGATGCCGCAGGCGCATGTGACGGTCACCGACCCGGAAACCGGGGTGACACGCATCATGGGTCCCGGTACACGCGGGACGGCACCCGACCCGGATTGTGAGCACACCTCCACCTACCGGGTGCACCGCGCGGATGACACCGTCGCCACCGTCTGCTCCGACTGCCAAGGCGAAATCGACTCCAAAGGCGAAGCGGGAGGCGTGTTCTCGTTCCATGACACCATCGCCCGCTGGGCCGCCGACGTGGAATCCGGCGGGCTGGGCGCCTCCGACAAACCGGCCCGGCATCAGGGCCGCCCCGTCACCCGCAAGGAACTGCTGCGCGGGCTCAAGCAGAACCACCGCGAGGTGGTGGAGATGGCCCGCAAAGACAACTCACTGGCCTCGGCGTGGCTGCTGCTGGGCGCGCAGGCCGCGGTCATCGACGCGGTCCTCGACGAACTACTCGGGGAGCCAGGACCATGAACGAGGGCGGGCTGTATTACATCCACGAGCGCATCGACCAGCTGGTGCGCCAGACCGCGTTGGAGATCGGGCTGCTGCGGATGCGCACCGGGATGGACCGGGACGACACCCGCGAGCAGCAGGAGCACGCTATGCAACTGACCCGGCAGCGGTTCTGGGCCGCGCAGGACGCCGCGGCCGACAACCACAGCCAGAAGCACCGCGAGGAGCGCGATGTCTAGCGACGACCCGGTCCGCGTTTCAGAGTTGTTGGCGATGCTGGAAGCCGCTGAGGGGCACCGGGATTCACCGCTGAACCCGCGGCATGTCGAGGAGGTGTTCCAGGCGTGCCTGGCGCACGGCGCGGCGTCGCACCCGACCTGCACGGTGCAGGGGATCATGCACACCGCCAACTTCGCGATGACCGAGCTGAAGTGCCGCCACGCTGAGATCGCCGGGATGCTGGCGCAGCTGCCTACCGAGTTCCAGCCGCACGAAACCGGCGGCGGTGGAGGCTGGTCGTTTTTGAACGCCTGCCAGGACAAGGACGGCAACCTGTGGACCGGCGCGCACGTGGTGATGGAGAAGCTGGTGCTGCTCGGGATCGGCGCCGGGCAGGTCGAATGGTGTCTGCCGCGGGAGATGTGGAGCGCGCTGCCCGGTGAGATGCCATATTTCACGGTGAAGCTGTGAACGTCACGATCACGCTGCCCGGTGAGGCCAAGGTCAGCGTCGAGTGCACGCTGGAGGAACTGCCGCAGGTTGTGCACGCCGTCAAGTTGGGCACCCGCGCCTACTATCGGCCACCCAAACCTCCGCCGACCGGCGCGGATGTCGGTGGCGAGTTTTTCGGCATGACGGTCAGCGATTGGCTGAGGCTGCTGCACAGTCTGGCGAAGCAGTCCGACGCATGACCACGCTGCTGATCGCGCTGCTGTTCGTCGGGCTGCTCAACTTGGCGTTGGTGGGGCTCGTCGTCTACGGGCTGGCGAAGCTGCGTGACGACTTCGGGTTCTGGCAGACCGCGCTGTTCCGCATCGAATGGCACACCGACCCGGGCAAGAAAGACAAGCCGGGGCCGTGGAAAGCTGACCTGCAGAAATGGCTGGACGAGCACCCGGACCGGCCGCATCGCGACGACCCGCCGTTCGTGAGATGACCATCGCGGTCGGGATCGTCGCGCATGACTCCCGCGCCGCGACGGCCCGGGCGCTGCGCCGCGACGTCGGGGCGGTGGCGGTCAACGTCGATGACGGCACGCTGGGGTGTGAAGGCAACCACGTCGCGGTGCTGCGGGCGTTGGCGTACCGGCACGTCGACTGGTGCGTGGTCCTCGAGGACGACGCACAGCCGGTCCACGACTTCCGGTTCCACGTCAAAGCGGCGCTGGGATGCGCGCCCGCCCCGATCGTCGGGCTGTACCTGGGCTACAGCGAGAACCCCGGGACGGAGCAGCGCACCGGGCAGGCGGTGCACATGGCGATGGAGAACAACTGGGCGTGGATCATCGGGGACTGCCTGGTCGGCAGCGTGGGATACGCGGTGCGTATCCGCCTGGTTAAACCGATGCTGGACGCGGTCGTGCAGGTCGGCTACGAGTTGCCGCTGCGGATCACCAGGTGGGCGCAGGAGGCCGGGGTCGACATCTGCTATACGGTGCCGTCGCTGGTCGATCACGCCGACCTGCCGTCCACGGACTGCACGCTGGACGCCCAGGACATGCCGGCCGTCGAGCGTAAGGCCTGGCAGTTCGGCAAGCGAGACAATTGGGACACTCCGGCGGTGCCGCTGGGCTACTGCCCCGGCTGGAGCAAACCGCGGGGAGGATGAGACATGGGAAAGATCCTGCTGCTGATCATCCTGATCCTGGTGATCGTCGCGATGATCTACGCCAGACGCATCAAGAAACGCGCTGCGCGCAAGGCGCGGGTCGCGGCGATCAGCGCCCGCGCCGACGCGGAGAACGAGTTGGTTTTGGCCGGCGACCCGCGCGGCTTCTTCGGCGACTACCCGATACCTGACCTGGGAAAAGAGCCGGGCCACATGAGCGTGGCCGAAGCCGAGCACCTGCTCCATCCCGATAGCAGCCCTGACCCGGCCACTTCGCCGCAGGAATGGGAGGACTGGTCGCAGGCCAAGCTCGACCAGCTGCGCCGCCACGAAGCCGCGACGGCGATGGCGGCCAAAATCAAAGAGTCGGGCGTCCTGGCTGGCCTCACCACCCACGCGTTCACCGTCCCGGTCACGCCCGGCGAATACGACGCGGTGAAGTTCGACAACGGGCAGATCGTCGAGTTCCCGTCTGTGAGGATGGGCGCCCCCGGCGACATCGTGGTGAACATGAGCGGCAACGTCAACGAGGTCGCGCACCTGAAAAACCCGGTGCTGCGTCGCCGTGGCGGTGACTTCGTCGAACCGGGCGCCACCGTCGTCACCAACTGGGGCGGAGAGGTGGTGCGCGTCATGCAGGACAAATACAGCGGAACCCTGACGGTGGCCGAAGCCCAGATGATGATGGAGAAGGCGAAGCAGCAATTCAATTGGGACCAGGCAGCTTCCGTCGCCGCGAGGTACCGGGCGGCGTCTGCCCGCAAGGTGGACCTGGAACCGCCGCGGCCCCGCAAACCGACCCCGTCCCGTAAGGCGACCCCGTCCCGCAAGCCAGCCAAGCGTGCCGCGGCCGCCAAGAAACCACCGATCGGAGAAGCCGAAAGTGCATGAGGGAGCATACAAATTCGTCGAACGCATCGCGGGCCAGTTGGAACCGCGGCGAATGGCCGCGCGGCACGTGATCGAGTTGGGGTCGCGCACCGTCGCCGGGGACTGGCCCTACTCAGGTCCGGTGCGGCCGCTGTTCGAGGGCGCCGCCTACCTGGGTATCGACATGCTGCCCGGCCCGAACGTCGACGTGGTCGCCGACGCCGCGACCTGGCCCGACGTCGGCGGCGGCCCGACTGTCGGCACCGTCGACGGGCTGACCGCTGCGCGCTGGGCCGACGTCGGCGTCGATATCAGCGCCCAACCCGTATCCGTTTCGCAGCGCACCAACGCTGACACCGTGGTGTGCTGCGAAACCCTGGAACACGCCCCGGAGGCGGGGGCGATATGCCACAACGCGCACCGGCTGCTGCGAGCTGGCGGGGTGTTCATCTGCACCGCCGCTGGCGAAGGCCGCGCTCCGCATTCGGGCATCGACGGCGGCCCGATCCGCGCGGTCGACACCGACGGCAGCCTGGAGTTTTACCGCAACGTGAGCCGTGACGAGCTGCGGGATTGGTTGCTGCCGTTCGGGTTTGCGCTGATCGACACTTCCAACCCGGGCGACATCTACGCGATCGCGGTCAAACTCAAATGAGGATCGCGTGAACCCGCACACCGACAACCCGTCCCAATGGGCAGCGGCCGACGACATCGTGGGAGGCTTCGTCAAAGCGTTGCAGCAGCAGCCGATGCCGACGTCGCAGATCGCGATGCAGCTGCTTGCTCTCGAGCATCCGCAGCGGCTGATGCTGATGGCGATGATCGCCGCCACCGCGCTGCAGCGGCTCGCCGCGGGCGGATCATGATCCCGGTCACCGCGATCATGATCGCCTACAACAACGAGGACAAAGCCCTGGTCCGGCTGCAGCGTGATCTGTTGCCCGCGCTGGACGGTCTGGACGCCGAGCTGATCGTCATCGACAACAGCGAAACCACGTCGGTCGAGCTCGCCGACGCGCTGATCACCGCGGAAGTTGAGGGCATCCATACCCGGTATCAGTGGCAGCTGGGCAACAACCTGCTCTACGGGCCCGCGATCAACGCCGCGGTCAAACTCGCCACCCGGCCGTATCTGCTGTACGTGTGCACCAACCACGGATACAGCCGCGACCCCAGCTGGGCGACCGACCTGCTGACGCCGCTGGTCGACGACGACACCCGCACCGTCGCGATGACCGGCTGCCTGCAGGCCGCCGGGCCGCCGGAAAACCACGGCTTCCCGGCCAGCCTGCCGCAGATTCATGTGCAGGGCGGGGTGTTCGCGGCGCGCCGCGACGTGCTGCGCGCCTTCCCCTACCCGGACGGCGAGTACGCGCACTGGGGTGCGGACATCCACGAATGCTTCGCGCTGATGCACGCCGGGTTCCATCTGGTGAACGTGCCGACCATCACATCGGTGTGGCGCCAGGCCGCCGGCAACGGGCACTGGAAGTACATCCACGATGAGCCATGACCTGACCGGGGAGGAGTTCGTCGGCTACATCTTCCAAGGCTCACCGGAGCGCAGGCCGAGGCTGTGGTTCCTCGAGCGCCAGATCAACACGCTGTTCCTCTACGGCCCGCTGAACACCGCGCGCAAACCGGGACAGAACTCGCTCGACCTGGACGTGGGTCTGTGGACACTGGAACCCGTCGAACCGCTGGTCTACATGCGGGGACTGATGCGTTACCAGCACCGCGGTCACGAGCGGTGGTCCGCGGTGTGGCGGCTCACCGACACCGTCATCCCCCACGTCCACACGTTCGGCTACGACGACGTGTGGCGCCTCGGTGTATGGCCCGATTAGCTTGCCGTAACACGCAATTCAAACTGGTGTGCTACAGATAGACACTCGTGACGTTCGCGATGTTCCTCGGCCTTTCGATGCTGGCGGTGCTCAGCACGGTGCTCCTGTTTGTGCTGACGCGGACCGACGGCAACGGTGGCGTGGCGTCGGAAGAAAACGACGACGAGCGACCACAATGAAGCCGTGAACAGCCCGAAATGCCCGGAGTGCCCACACCTGGCGCACCAGCACAACCTCGACGGCGACGGCAAATGCCGCGTCCGTATCCTCACCGGCTGGGACCACCAAACTAACACCTACACGTCGTGGCGGCCCTGCCCGTGCCCGGGCTTTCACGGCGAAGCCACCTGCTGCGCCTGCGAATACGTGCCGACCTCACCGAACTGTGTGCACTGCGGCAAGGTGAAAGTGTGACCCGCCGCAAACCGCCGGCCACGGTGTGCATCCCGTGGCGGCCCAGCCCCTCACGGATGGACGCCTACCACCGGGTGCTGGAGTTCTGGTGGAAAACCGGGTGGCCGGTGATCCCCGCCGACTCGGACACCGAAATCTTCTCCCTGTCGCAGGCCCGCAATAACGCTGTCGCGCAAGCGAAAACAGATGTGGTGGTGATCTGTGACGCCGACACCATCCCCGACATGACCAACATCCGTGCCGCGGTCGCCGACCCGGTCGGGGTGTGCTGGCCGTTCACGAAATACCGGGTTCTGGCGCCGGAATACCTCGACGTGCCGTTCAAAAAGTTGGCTGACGTGCCCTACCTCTACGAGTGGGGCGGTGACGGCGCGAACGGGGTGGGCGGCTGCCTGGTCGCCACCACCAGGGAATACTGGCGCCTCGGCGGGCAGGACCCGGCGTTCATCGGCTGGGGGCACGAAGACACCGCGTTCACCTTCGTCGTGGAAACCCTGTCCACGCTGCGCCGCAGCCCCGGCAACATCTACGCCTTCGAACACAACACGTCGGCGGTCGGTTACACCGGCGCCAAAGCCGACAGCCCCGGCTGGGACCGCGACTACGGCCGCAACGAGGCGCTGATGGTGCCCTACCGCACCGCGCGGCACCGGGCGTGGCTGATGCGGGAAGTCATCAAAAACCGCACCGGGCAGGACCCGCTGGGCGACGCGCCGAACCGCGGTGATCCCGAACTGAACAAGGCTCTGCTGGGAAGATACAAACCATGAGCACCAGACGGCGGCTCAGCCCGAAAGAGCGGGCCAAACGGGACGCGTTCATCCTGGACCTGTTCGTGGCTGGCAACACCCAGGCGGTGATCGGCGCGCATCCGCAGGTGCAGCTGACCGAAGCCAGGGTGAACCAGATCGTCAAAGCCGAGCTGGAACGCTGCGCCCAAGACCACATCCTGCGCAACACCAACGCGATGACGATCTACCTGTCGCGGATGGAATACCTGGTCCGCAAGGCGATGGGCCACGTCGACGACGGCGACCTGAAAGCGATCGAAGTCACCCGCCGGCTGATGGCCGACCAAGCCAAGATCAACGACCTGGCCGAAGGCCGGGTCAGCGCGGGCCCGATCCCGCCGATGGGCGACACCGAGCTGGACGACGGGGAGCCGCTCGACGAGCTGGCCGCCTACCGGGCGCAGCGCCGCGAAGTCAAAGCGGAGGGTTCATGAAAGCGTTGTTGCGGGGCGGTCCGTGCGAGGGGCGGATCATCGCCGATGTCACCGAGTCGACTCAGAACATCGCGATTCCGGCCGCCAGCATGACCAACCCGCGGTCGGCTATCTACACCCGCGTCGGTGAAAACGCCGACGCCCGCGGCGAAAAGACGTTGCTATTCAACTTCGTGAAGGTGCAGCAGCAGAAGTTGGTCGAGGGGCTGAATTGAGCGCGATGGTCGGGGTGATCGCCGGCCTGGTGATCCTGTACTTCCTGGTGGCCGCGCTGCAGAAAAGCGGGCGGCTGCGATGACCGAACCCTGTGCTGGCTCGATGACGTTCCCCACCAACTACGACGGCGAAACCACCGTCTGCCCGCGGTGCGGGCGAAGGCTGCGGCTGCACGTCAACGGCAAACTTCCCAAGCACAACCGCGAACCGCGCCGCCCCGTCCACCTCGAGCGCGGCACCAGGATCATCGCGTGAACGAGGCGCAGCACCGCGCTTCGATCAAGGTGGCCGAGGCGCGAAACTGTGTGCACCGCCTCGCATCTGATCTCAGCGAGGCCGAACGCAGGCTCAAACGCGCCGAAGCCAGATTGCGGCGAGAGATCCGACTGGACCCCGACGCCTACGCGCAGATTACGGCGGTGAGCGGATGAGGGTGTCCACCAACGGACACCGCCGCTACACTGTGTGACGTGCACGCCCGCCGATTACTGCGATCACGTTCCTCCTTGCGACTTAGTCGCTAACCAGGAGGGTGATCCCGGCCGGGCTGGGGCTTCTCTGCTAAGGAATGCGCGGCATTGTCCGTGGTGTCCGACTCACCCGCCCTCCGCTGAGGAAGATGAAGCAGTGGCGAGTGCCGCGACCGGCGTCGAATACCGGGTCCGCTTAACCGCGGTGGGGATCAAGACCTCCGTCTTCCACGAAGCCGTCGTAGCCCAACCGGCAGAGGCACTGGTCCCAGAAGCCAGACAGTGCGGGTTCGAATCCCGCGGGCGGCACGCTCCCGTAGTCCAACCGGCAGAGGCAGCGGCATGAGGTGCCGTCCAGTGTGCGTTCGAATCGCACCGGGAGTACGCACCCTTAGCCCAAACGGGAGAGGCATCCGGCTCAAACCCGGTCCAGTCTCGGTTCGAATCCGAGAGGGTGTACGCGCTCCTAGCCCAACGGGAGAGGCAGCCGGTTTAAGCCCGGTCCAGTCTCGGTTCAAATCCGAGGGGGCGCACCCACCGTCATCTTGTAGGTGCGGATCGCGTCGCTGGAGGCGCGCATCATCAGCACCGCCTCATCGCGGCTGACCGCCGACCGGTTGCCGCCGACCTGCAACCAGAACTTGTCGGGGATCTGCGGGTGAATCCACACCCGCCAGCGCAGCTCCGGATGGTCAATCGAATGCATCGCGGCCAGCCAGCGTAACCGCTCCAACGGCGACGCACCCTCGGGGCAGGGCGGCTGGACGGTCGGCCCGTACGCCGGGTCGTCGGGATGAACCCACCGCAGCTGCGGCGGCTCATACTCGGCCAGCGCCGCGAAGAACGCCTGGTCGTCGCGCCGCGACTGACCCCACCGCTCGTCATCCGGCGCAACGGTCTCCCACTTCAGGCCCTGCGGTTGTGTCATGCGTTTAGGCGACGCTGATGGAGCTGGCGGTGGTGGTGACGTTGCTTTCCCAGTGGTCTCCGCTGGTGACGCCTGAGACGCTTTTGAGCCAGTTGTGCAGTTGCAGCACGGTGCAGGGTGTGGTGAGTGCGGGGTGAGTGACGGGCCGGTGGGCCAGTTGTTCGGCGCTGGCTTTTTCTTCGGGCATGGGGTCATCATCGCCCACGGTGGATGTTGTGGGGTTGCGGCGCGCCGTGTCCTAGACGATGCAGCGTTCCACCCGGCGGCTCAGCAAACCCGACAGTCTCGGTTCAAATCCGAGGGGCGCACGCTACAATGACCACCATGTTCTTCGCCCCACGACCGTATCCCTGGCGCTAGCCGCCCGGTCGTGACAACACGCCCGGGATCAAACCGGGTGTAGGCCAACTTGGTAGGCCACCTGCTTTGGGAGCAGGAGACTGGGCGTTCGAATCGCTCCTCCCGGACGAAGGGGACTTCGCCAAGTGGGAAGGCAGCGGCTTCCAAACCCGCCACGACTGGGTTCGATTCCTAGAGTCCTCGCGCCGGCACATCCCATGTGGTGAGGGAAGCAGACTGTAAATCTGTGGCTTCGGCTGTGTAGGTTCGACCCCTGCTGCCGGTACGATCAGCGCAGCAGAGATGGGCGCCTGCCACGCGGCCCGGCTACGATTCCTGGGCTTCACCGTGATCCCTCGTCGGGGAGATGCCCACCCGGTACGATCAACGAGCAGAGATGGGCGCCTGCCATTGAAAGCCAGCCGGGTAACCGTGACGTGGTCGTAGGTGATCCCCCAGCGGGGAGACGCCCGCCTACGAAAAATGGGTGGACCGAACGCGGGCCAACCGTTTACCGTGGTACACAGTGCGCTGGTGACCGAGTGGTCAGGTGGCAGGCTGCAAACCTGTTCAGGCTGGTTCGATTCCAGTCCGGCGCTCGGTAGTCGTAGCTCAATGCGGCAGAGCGCCGGGATGTGGCCCCGGAGGTTGAGGGTTCGGACCCCTTCGATTACCCCAGCGGGTGTGGCGTAGTGGCCGCGCACCAGACTTCCAATCTGGCAACGCAGGTTCGATTCCTGTCATCCGCTCGACATCGCCCTCGTGGTCGCCAGAGGAGTAAGGCTGGTCAATCCGCGTAAAGCCGAGGCGAAGCTAATATCGGCACCTGGGGTTGTAGCTCAGCTGGTAGAGCGCCTGCCTTGCAAGCAGGAGGCCCGGGGTTCGATTCCCCGCTGCTCCACGCCTTGATAGCTCAGTTGGTAGAGCGCCCGCCTGAAGAGTGGGAGGCCCGAGGTTCGATCCCTCGTCCTGGCACTTGGCCCTGCTAGCTCAATGGGAGAGCGTCCGTTTCACACGCGGAAGGCACGAGGATCGTAACCTCGGTGGGGCACGTCCTGTTAGCTCAGCGGCAGAGCGCCGGCACGACACGCCGGAGGCCCGAAGTTCGATCCTTCGACGGGACACATGATGCGAACGCGAACCGATCAGGGGCGGCGAAAGCCGACACGTCGCCCTGATTCCGCGCGTCCGTAGCTCAGTCGGTAGAGCTGTTGCCTCTTAAGCATCAGGTCGAAGGTTCGATCCCTTCCGGGCGCACCAGGCCGTTGTCGCACACGTTGGCTTGTGCACCTGCCTTGTAAGCAGACTTACGCGGGTTCGATTCCTGTCAGCGGCTCGTTATGATAAGCGCATCAGCGAAGCGCACCACGAAGGAAAGGCGATCATGTCGCAGGAACAAGAGCAGGAAACGGCCAGCGCCGAGCAGCGACTGGAAGCCGACCCGGCGCTGGAGCCCGAGCTGGCGCACGAGCGCGACGAAGGTGCGGCCGAAGCAGCCGAAACCGCAGCCGAGGACGCGGCGTACTCCGGTTCCGGTGCGCTGTCGGCGTCCGCGGTCGCGGGCGCGGACGACGAAGCCGCGGACGAGGCCGCTGAGGACGCGTAGCTTGTCAGACCGTCGCCTTAAAGTTCGGGTGTGGCAATCAGCCAAGCCAAAAAGACGCAGCAAGCCCGCTGGAGAAATGAGAACCGCACGTTCCTACGTCAGATCAATCGCAAACGACGCCTAGCGATCAAAGGTGAAGCTCTCGATCACTATGGATGGGAATGTGCGGAGTGCGGATTCGACAACCCAATGGCTCTCGTCATAGATCACGTCGATGACAACGGTGCGGATGAGCGGAGGGATTTAGGCGGGCGGCATTATGCGGGCTGGAACTTCTACAGCTACCTGAAGCGCCTCGGCTGGCCGGAGGGATATCAGACGCTTTGCGCGAACTGTAACATGATCAAACAGCAGCTCAGGCTGCAAGGCACCTGTGGTCTAGCGGTATGACACCTGCTTGCCATGCAGGAGATCGCGGGTTCGATTCCCGTCGGGTGCTCGTTGTTTGATAACAACTAAACATCATGGCTCTGTAGCTCAGTGGTAGAGCGCCGGCCCGTCAAGCCGGAGGTCGAGGGATCGTTCCCCTTCAGGGTCGCATGTTGATACGGGCGCGACGAATTAGGCAGCGGCGACAAAGCCGCTGATTTCGTCATGCCCGTCTAGCTCACCGGTAGAGCACCGATCTGATAAGTCGTAGGCACCAGGTTCAATTCCTGGGTCGGGCACGCCTTCATAGCTCAGTCTGGACAGAGCACCGGTCTACGGAGCCGGGTGTCGCAGGTTCGAATCCTGCTGGGGGCACGCCGCTGTGGCTGAACGGATAAGCGCCCGCCTCCTAAGCGGGTTAGGCAACCGGCTTCTACCCGGTGAATATGCAGGTTCGAATCCTGTCAGCGGCACAAGCCTTCGCCAGCGGATCTGGCCCTGAGTTTCCGAAGCTCGGCGTGCGGTGGTTCGACTCCACTCGGGGGCACTGGTGAGCCGTTGGGTAACTGGCATCCCGCCGCGCTTTGGTCGCGGATATTGCACGTTCGAATCGTGCCGGCTCAGCTATGCTGCTTGGGTGTCCATTCGCGGACACCCCGAGCACGGAAGGAGCCTGAGATGCGACAGCACAAACCGGAGCCTGAACGCATGAATCAGGCGTCCGTAGCTCAGCGGTAGAGCTGTTGCCTTTTAAGCATCAGGTCGGGGGTTCGATCCCCTCCGGGCGCACGCTGGTCCCATGAGGTAGCGGCTAGCCTGCGAGATTTTCACTCTCGTCGTTCGGGTTCGATTCCCGGTGGGACTGCGGAGGCGCGTTGTGATGAAACGGCTCAAAGCTTTGCTGCGGCCGCACCTGTATTCGCTTTGGCGATGGACGTGGGCCGAGGACGAAGACGACGACGAAGACGACGACGAAGCTGGATTGGTGTAACCGGGAGCACAGCGGATTCTCAGTCCGCCAGCGCGGGTTCGAGCCCCGTATCCAGTGCTGATGGTCTGTAGCACAACCGGCAGTGCGCTCGGCTGTTAACCGAGTGGTTGAAGGTTCGAATCCTTCCAGGCCAGCGAATGAGGTGTGGTCCAACCGGCACGACTCTGGGTTCTGGTCCCGGCAATCTAGGTTCAAATCCTGGCACCTCAGCGGATGCAGGGTAGGGAAGTCTGGTCTATCCCTGCGGCCTCATAAGCCGTAAATCGCGGGTTCGAATCCCGCCCCTGCAACGAGATGGCCGGATTGACGGTGCGACTGATCACGCCACAGCCGCTGCCCAAGGCGGATGAATGGTGGGACGAGGTGACGCTGTGCCGGGTCGAGCGTGTCGACGAGGGCTACAGCTACACCGCCCGGCTGGACGGACGCAGGATTACGCGTAACGCGTAATGCGACACGCCGCGGAAATGCTTGACAGCGTCCACGGCAAACTTGCGGCGTGTCTGCGCCGGCCACGGTAAACATCGCGTGACCATGACCTCGTGCGCGGGTTGTTGTGCGACGCGCTTGCTGCTGTCTTGAGGGCGCTGACCGCGCCGCTGAGGAAAGTCATCAGCGACGCGATCGCCGACGCCCGTGACCGCGCCACCCGCGAGGACATCGCCGCCGCGCTGGTGTCGGCGACGTGGACCGCCAAGGATGACGAGGCGTTCGACCAAGCGTTCGGCGAATATTTGCAGGAGCCGGAGTGAGCGCCGTCCTTGAGGCCGATCCCGAGGTCGGCTCCACGCTGCCACGGCTGTTCACCCCGCCGCTGCCCGAGCACGTCGACCCCGACGCCGAATGGGGCATCAAACCCGAAGCCACCTGGGGTCCGCTGTGCTGCGACTTTTTGGAACGCATCCTGAAATGGAAGCTGCTGCCCTGGCAGAAGTGGCTGTACTACCGGGCGCTGGAAAAGCGTAGGAACGGAACAGGTTTCAGGTTCCGCTACCTGATCGTGCTGGTGGCGCGGCAGAACGGGAAGACGAAGTGGGGGATGGGGCTGGGGCTGTGGCGGCTGTTCATGGACAAGCACGGCCGCGCCGACCCGGATTGGCCGGCGGCCAAGCTCGCCGTCGTGGCGGCGCAGAACTTGGATTACGCCGAGACCACCCTCAAGGAAGTCGTCGACGAGATCCGCGACCAGCCGCTGCTGGCGCCGGAACTGTTGAACCACAAGGTGACCAACGGCAAGCACCGCGCGATCCTGTCGTATCGGCGGCTGTGGCGCGCCGCGACAGCGAACAAGAAGGGGGCGCGGTCGCTGTCGGTGGATTTCGCGTGGCTCGACGAGCTGCGCACCCACACCACCCCGGACGCCTGGAACGCTGTCACCCCGACCACCAACGTCCGCATCTGCGCGCAGGTGCTCGCCACCTCCAACGCCGGGGAAAACACCAGCGTCAAACTCAAGGAGCTGCGCCAGGCCGCGGTCCGCAAGATCACCGTCGGCGACACCGCCGACACGCAGACCGGGTTCTTCGAATGGAGCGTGCCCGACGAGGTGGACCCGCGCGACGACTCCTACTGGTATCTGGCGAATCCCGCGCTGGGGCTGCTCAACGAGTTCTGCCTGGACGATCTGCGGGCGCATTTCGAGACGATGGAAGCCGACGATATGCCCGGCTTCCGCACCGAGTATCTGTGCCAGTGGGTGGACGCGCTCAAGCCCGGCATCCTGCCCGCGCAGGCGTGGGCCGACACCATCGACAAGGAATCGAAGCGGGCCGAGAACTCGCCGGTGTACGCCTGCATCGAGTACAACTACCACCGCACCCGCGCCTACGTCGGGATCGCCGCCCGGCGCGCTGACGGCAAGACCCACATCGAAGTCCTCAAAACCCCGGCCAAGGGCGTCGACTGGCTCCCCGAATGGCTGCGCCCACGCAAAGAAAAGTTCGCCGGCATCTGCATCCAAAAGACCGGCGCGCCGGCTTCGGGGCTGGCTGACGATCTGCGGGCCCAGGGCTTCACGATCATCGACTGGGGCTCCCCGGTGGCGCAGCTCGCCGCCGGCGCCGGCGACTTCTACGACGGGCTGGTCAACGGCACCATCAAACACCGGCCCGCCTTGGTGCTGGACAAGGCCGCCGCGTCCACCCCGGCCCGCACCATCGGCGACGCCTGGTTTTTCGACCGCCGCCACTCCCCGGTGGACGCGTCCCCGGTAATCGCGGTCTGCGGCGCGGCGTGGCTGCTGAACAACCCGCCGCCACCGGTCGGCCCGGCGACGGTGTGGGAATGGCCCGACGACGACACCCTCGACGAATGGCGGAAGGAAGCCGATGACCGATTCAACGAGTAACGTGGCCCGGCCCCGGTTCGGGCAGGGCGGGCGGCTCTACCGCGAGGAAGGCGCCAGTCCGGCGGCCGCGGCGATGGGTGTGGCCCGGGAGGCGATCGAGGATGCGCGGCTCGCCGAGATGATGGCGCCCGATCCGCCGCCGTGGGCCGATGAGCCCGAACCGTTGACACCGCCGACACCGCCGACACCGCCGCCGCCTGCTGAGCCGCCGGCTTCGTTGGAGAAGCCGTTGCAGAAGCCGAAGCGGCGCCGGCGGCGCGGCAAGCAGCCGGAACCGGAACCGGAACCGGTGAGAGAGGTGCAGCACCCGCCGTGGATGAAGGCCGGGAAAATCGAGGCGCCGCCCGAACCTAAGCCGCCGTTCGACTGGCGTGAGGCCGTGTCCACCGCGCTTGAGCTGGCCGGGATCGCGCTGCTCGTCACCACCGGCTTCCTGCTGGCGGTGTGGGTGGGCACCCTGATTGCCGGTCTATCCCTGGTAGTTCTCGGCGTGGCGACCAGCAGGAACATCGGTGGCTGAGGGAAACTGCGCGCGTGAACATCCTGGTCAGACTTCACGGAGAAACTTCATCGCGGGGGTGGCCGCGTTGAGCATCCTCGCCCGATTCGCCGCCAACCGTCCCGCCGCCGGCGGCATGGAGCAGCGCACCCTGATGTCGTCGGCGTTTGTTCCGCCACCGCAAATCGGAGTGGTGGACGACTACATGGGTGTGCACCGGGCGATGGCCTGCATGACGGTGCTGGCCTGCGTGCGGGTGCTGGCCGACACCATCGCGAGCCTGCCGTGGAAGGCGTACCGGCGCGACGCGAAGGGGGTGCCGAAGGAGATCAGGCCGCAGCCGGCGATCCTGCGTAACCCGTTCCCGGGGTTTGACCTCTATCAGTGGAAATGGATGGTGATCGCGTCGATGGCGTTGCGCGGCAACAGTTATCACTTGATTACCAGCCGCGACCGGCAGGGCTACCCGACGTCGCTGTTGCCGTTGCATCCCGATGTGGTGTTCCTGGAGCGCCGGACGGATCTGCTGCTGTGGTTCGACCCGATCTACCGGGTGATGGGCGAACAAGTCCCGACCAAGGACATGATCCACGTCCGCCGGTTCACCATGCCCGGCGAGCCGTGGGGCCTGTCGCCGGTGAAGCAGGCCGCGGTCGCGATCGGGATGAGCTTGGGCGCTGAGGAATACGGTTACCGCTATTTCAAAGAGTCGGCGAATCCGTCCGGCATCCTGTTCACCGATCAGGATCTGGACGAGAAGGCGGTCACGAAGCAGCAGAAAAACTGGATCGCCTCCCACGGTGGGCGGCGGCTGCCCGCTGTTTTAACCAACGGGTTCAAGTGGGAGAACCTGACCATCAGCCCGGAGGAGTCGCAGTTCTTGGCGACCCGCCAGTTCCAACGCTCCGAGATCTGCCTGATGTACGGGGTTCCTCCAATCCTGATCGGAGACACGAAAGAAACGACAGCATGGGGTACTGGAGTGGAGCAAATCACTTTGGGCGCAATAACTTTCACGTTCCGCGCGTGGACGTCGTGCGTCGAGTCGATCCTCTCATCCTGCCTGCCAGGAGGCCAGTACGTGCAGTTCGATTACGACTCGCTGCTGCGCGGCGACATCGAGGGCCGCTACGCCGCCTACGCGAAAGCGGTCGGCGGGTCGACGACGATGGGCTGGGTCACGCCCAACGAGATCCGGGCCCGCGAGGAGATGGACCCGGTCGAGGGCGGCGACAAGCTGTACATGTCTAACCGGATGATGCCGGCCGGCACACCACCGGCAGTCAACAATCCGCCGCCGCCGCCGATGCCGGGAGGCGGCAGCCCGGGCAGCCACTTCCCGATGCCGCCGATCGCCGGCGGTGAGGACAACAAAGACGACGACGAGGACGAATCGGCCGGCGCGCCTCGCAATGGCCGCAGTTTTCTGATGAGAACCTAACCGCAACATGGAGGTAGCACGATGACGACCACCTTGGACGAGCGCGCCGCCCGGGCGAAGATCCTCGATGTCCGCGAAACCCGGCGGATGGCCACCCCGCTGGAGATGCGCACCGACGGGGTGTCGGGGCACATCATCTTGGAGGGCTACGCGTCGACCTTCCACGAGTACGAGGTGGCCGGCGGGCCGCGCGGCGGCGGCTGGATGGAGCAGCTGCACAGGCGCGCGTTCGACACCACGTTGGCTGGCAACCCCGACGTGATGCTGCTCATCAACCACACCGATATGCCGCTGGCGCGGACCAAGTCCGGCACCCTGAGCCTGCGGGTGGATGAGCACGGGCTGCTGGTGCGCGCCGACCTGGACCCATCAGATCCCGACGTGCAAAGGCTGATGCCCAAGATGCGCCGCGGTGACATGGACGAAATGTCCTTCGCGTTCCACGTCCGCGCTCATGACTGGTCGAGCGACTATACCCGGCGCACCATCACCGAGGTTGACCTGCGGAAAGGGGATGTCAGCGTGGTTAATTACGGAGCGAATCCGAACACGGCGGCGAGGCTCACCGAGGCTATCGGCGCGCTGGCGTCGCTGTCCAACAAGGAGCTGATGGAGGTCCGCGGCCTGCTGGATCAGCATAAGGTGTCCCGCGCGATGCAGGTGCTTTCCGCCGCCGCCCGGCCCGGTACCCGCGCCAAGACTCCCAAGAAGTACGCCGACGTGTCCAACTTCGCTGATCCGGGCTACCTGGACAACGCGGGCAAGCCCGCTAAAGACGGCAACGGTAAGAAGCGGTACCCGCTCAACAGCGCCGCCCGGGTGCGCAACGCTTTGGCCCGGTTCGCGCAGAACAAGGGCCGCTACACCTCCGAGCAGCAGTCCGCGATCATGAGCAAAATCCGTTCCGCCGCCAAGCGGTTCGGCATCAAGGTCGGCGACGGCGACTCGAAGTCGCGGCGCTCGTTCTCCCAGCCTTATGTGTGGCAGCCGTTCGGGCCGGGCGCGCCGATCGACCCGCACGACAACGACTACGACAAGAGCCCGGTCGCCGCCTACGACCAGACGCTGGGCGGGCGCGCCGATGTGACTCCCGGCGCGAACCTGCCCGGTGTCGCGGTCAAGGGCGGCTACGACGCGCACGACGAACCGTATGGGCCCAAGCAGATGTACGCGCTGTATCTGCTCGCCAACGACGAAGTGTGCCCGGGCGGTCAGATGTGCGCCGGCGCCAGCTGCCCTGACCACGGCACCGAGGAGGACGCGATGGACGGCGTGAGTGACTGGCGAGACGGCTTCGGCGGCAAGCAGGCCGCACCGTTCAAGAAGGGCGGCGGCCGGCAAGGCGACGACGACGAGGACGACGAGTCGCGTCAGCTGCCCGACGTGCACGACGAGATGAGCGACTACGAAGGCGACGACGCCGAGGGCGCGGTCGAGGACTACGACGAGGACGAGGACGAGCACGAATCCGACGCCGAGGACGAGGATGACCGCGACAACCAGATCGACCTGGCGCTGGCCGCGGCGCTGGAAAAGACCATCTGCACCTGCTACCAGATGGCTGAGGTGATCGACGACAAGGACCTGCGCACTATGCTCGCCAGGGCACGCCGCCAGGTCCGGGACCTGCAGCACATCCCCGGCAAGGAAGTGGACATCAGCCGCAAGCTCGAGGAGCTGCGCGCCGAGTTCGGCGACCCCGAAACGATCACGGTGTCCGACGGGCTGCGCGCCATCGCCCAGGCCGGCTTCGCCGACGTGATGAAGCCGAGGGCGTCGTGACTGATCGCAGTCGCGAGCAGATCCTCGCCGAGGCGCGTGAGGAGAAGGCGGGGTATCTGCGCGGCAAAGGCTGGACCGACGGGCAGATCGCCGCGTACTTCGCGTCGTGCCGGTGGATCGGTTGGCGACCACCTTGGTGGATGAACTACTCGCTCGGCCGTAAACAACGCATCGCCTAACATCCGGCGTGTCGCGCCGCTGACCACGGAAAACTTCCGCATAACATGCCGTTCAGGTCTCGTGCTCGGTCGGCCAACCGGTACGGATCAGTAGCTCCCGCGATGCGGCGACGAACCCTCCATCGCAGCGGACCGGTGACGAGCTATCCGCCCACGTCGAGCCACGCCCCCAGCTGTCTACGCCCAAAAACGGGCCATACCAAGAAAGTCATGGACATGACAGACCAGATGGAGCGCCGCGACCTGATGGTGCCCGCCGCCGGTGGCCTCGAGGATTTCCTCGACCAGCTGCTCAAACGACGGGAATCCACCGCAGAACAACGCGCCCGCTCACAGCAGAAAGCTGAAGCCGTACTCCTGCTGGCCCGCGAACAGGGCCGGGAAAAACTCGAGCCCGAAGAAGACGGCGAATACCGCCGCTACATGAGCGACATGCGAACCCAGGGCGCGGAGGTTATCGGACTCGACGAGCGGATCAACGAGATCCGCGCCGAGGTGGAGCGTTCCGGGCAGATCTCCAAGAACCTCGCCGGTATCCGCAAAGCCGAGCATGCACGTATCTCGGTCAAGGAAGCGTTGACCTACCGGGCGGACAACAATCGGCAGCACTCCTACGTCAACGACCTCGTCAAGTACCAGTGCAACCTGGATACGACCGGGCAGTGCCGCGACCGGCTGTTCCGCCACGCGCAGGACGTCGCCACCGACGACTCCTACAAGGAGTACCGCGACATCTCCCGGGTCGACGGCCAGGGTGGTTACGCTGTTCCGCCGGCGTGGCTGATGGATCAGTACATTGAGCTGGCCCGTCCCGGTCGCGCGTTCGCGAACCTCGTTCAGCGGCAAGCACTTCCGGGTGGAACGGACAGCATCAACATCCCGAAGCTGCTGACTGGTACCGCGGTTGGTATCCAGACCGCCGACAACTTGCCGGTGACCGACGTGGATTTGACGGACACGTTCATCAACGCGCCGGTGCGGACGATCAGCGGCCAGCAAGGGGTCAGCATCCAGCTGATCGACCAGTCGCCGATCGCGTTCGACGACGTGGTGTTCCGCGACCTGGTAGCCGCGCACGCCGCCGCCACCGACACCCAGGTGCTCTCCGGTACCGGCACCAACGGTGAGGTGCTCGGCGTGAACAACACGCCCGGTATCACCACGATCCCCACCAGCGGGGTGACGATTCAGGGTGTGTACGCCGCGATCGCCAACGCCATCCAGAAGGTGCACAGCACCCGCTTCCTGCCACCCGAGGTGATCGTGATGCACCCGGTGCGGTGGGGCTGGTTCCTGTCCCTGTTGGACAACCAGGAGCGCCCGCTGTTCCTGCCGCAGGCCAACTCGCCGATGAACGTCGGCGGTATCCTGCAGGATGTCGCGAGCCAGCAGGTGGTCGGCAGCATGCACGGCTTGCCCGTGGTGACCGACCCCAACATCACCACCACAGCCGGCGGTTCGCCGGGCACCCAGGACCTCGTGTACGTCCTGCGCGCCTCCGACCTGGTGCTGTGGGAGTCCGGTATCCGTGCCCGCGTGCTGCCGGAAACCAAGGCCGCCAACCTGACGGTCCTGCTGCAGATCTACAACTACCTGGCGTTCTCGGCGGGTCGTTACCCGCAGTCGGTGGTTGAGATCACCGGCCTGACCGCCCCGACCTTCTGACCGCACAAGCTAACTGGCCGCCCCGTCTCCTTTCCGGGGCGGTCAGTTGTGTGCGCTACGGCGCGCCGCCCCGGTGATCGGCCTGCGGGTGCTTATCCTGCGCTCATGGCTGTAGGCACCCACGAACCCGCGTCGGTGGTTAGCGGCGAATACGGGCGGCTGCCGCCGCCGCCCGAGGGCGCAATCTATGTCCGCGACCCGCAGGCCGCGCGTGCGCTGGCAGTTGCGCTGGCGATCGACTTATTCAAGGCGACGGGCCAGGAAGTCCCCGAACACCTAGCGGCGTTGGCCGAAGAATCCGCGAGCGAGGTGCCAGCCGACAGCGACGCCGTCATCCTCGTCGACGAGTACACCGGCGAGCTGATCGCCGACGTCGATGTCACCGACCACGATGCGGGGGAGGACCTGCCCGAAGGCGCGGTACGGGCCTGGCAGACATCACCGGAACCGGCCGAACCGGAGCCGGAACCCGAACCCGAACCGGAGCCCGAGCCGGAACCCGAGCCGGAACCCGCGCCGGAACCGTCGGTGGTGTTTGATGTGGACTCGCTGACCGTCGCCGAACTCAAAACCGAGCTGGACTCGCTGGGCGTGGAGTACACCCACGAGGACCGCAAAGCTGACCTGCAACAGAAGCTCCGCGATGCGCTAGAGGAGTGAGTCGTGACCGCTCCACAGCCGCCACTGCAAGACCTGCTCGACCCCAACGATCCCGATTGGGCGAAATTCCAGGCGCAGGACCCCGACTGGTTTCTGGCCGTCGCAGGTGACGCGATCCGCGACTACTGCGGCTGGCACATCTACCCCAACCTGCAGCTGAACGTGAGCAACCTGGAGATCGGCACCCGCGGCCTGATCAACCTGCCCGCCATGCTGGTCACCGACGTCATCTCGGTCACCATCCAAGCCTCCAACGCCGAACAAAACATGCTGCTGGACCCCGCCGAGTACAACTGGTACGACTACGGGGTCATCGAGCCGCTGTCCTGGCACTGGTGGTCGGCCTACGGCGGCTTCTACTACGGGCCCGACAACTGGTCGTTCCTGCCGATCTACCAGTACGGGCTGGCGACGGTGGTGTTCAACGCTGGCTACACCGAATGCCCGCGGGTCATCAAAGAGATCGCCTACGAGCTGACCACCGTCACCAGCGAGGTCGCCGCCGGCAACGTCAAAGAGATCCAAACCCCCGGCTTCCGGCTGTCGCTGATGCAGGCATACGGCGCCACCCTGAACGCCGACCAGAAGAACAAGCTGTCCAAATACCGGCTGCCGACGGTGCGCTGATGCCCACCGTGCCGTGGCCCGCGCACCCGTTCACCACCACGCCGTGGCAGTGCGTGCACATCGTGCGCTGGGAGGACACCACGCAGAAAGACGACCACGGCAATTACCCGGTGATCGACGACCCGCCGGTGATCCGCAACTTCTATGACATCTCCCAGTTCGGCCGGCGCGGCTCCAGCCACCTGATCATGGGCCCGGAGTTTCAGGAACGCGCCGAGACGATCCTGCACATGAGCGTCCCCAACCCGACTCTTTACCAGTCGGGTGATCAGATCATCCTGTTCGCTGAGCTGGACAAGGACGCCGACGGCAATTACAGCTACTCGCCGTTCACCGACGACGGGCAGCCCAACGGCGTCGCCTACTTCGTCGACGGCGATCCGCCCGAGGACCGCATGAGCCCGTGGCCCCGGTTGACCATGCAGTTCGGCGGCGTCGTCAAAATCAGGAGGGTGACATGACTGGCCCGCACTGGGGCAGCGGTGAATCCGCCTACGATCCGCACGAAGAGCCGCACTACTACACCGCCGACGAAGGCGAAATCGTCCTGGCGCATGAGGGCGAGCTTGAGCTCGAACAGCGGTCCGACGAATCCATGCCGCCGTTCTTCGATCTGGGCGGCGGCATCTACCTGCGGATCAACCGCGAATGGTTCCGCAAGCTCATGCACACCCCCGAAATCACCGCGGAGGTCGACCGCCGCTGCGAGGCGATCGCCACCGCGGCAAACGGCATCGCCGTCAAAGAGGGCGCCGAGTACGTCTACCAGGTGTCCAACAACGAGAACAACATCCGCGCCCGCGGCCGGGTGAAACCCGGCAATGAGGCCGCCAGAATCGACGACGACCTCAACTCCACCCTGCTCAAGGCGTTGGGCACGGTCGGCTCCGATCCGCTGCCGGCGCAATACTTCTCCGGCGACGACGTCTACGAGCGTTACCTGACCCAACACGACGAGTTCCACAGCGAGCTCGCCGAAACAGGCGGGCAGTCCCAAGGCATGGAGGAATACCTCGATCAATTGGCGATCGAAGAATGAGCACCCCAGTCTCGCCCAGCCAAATACGCACCTATCAGACGGTGCGGCCACCGCCGACCGAACTGCTCGCGCTGGCCTACTTCACCCCGCTGGTCGCGCCCACCCCGGTCGCGACCCGCGTCCCGAAACCGGCCAACACCGAGGACACCATCAACGGATTTTTGCGGGTGGAGGCCGGCGGCGGGGTGCTGCGCGGCGACGGCATCCTGTGGGACGTGTCCTGCATCCTGCACGCCTACGCCAACAACACGCAGGAGGCGATGGCTGAGCAGCTCGGTGAGGAAGCCGTCGCGTGGGGCGCCAACTTCACCGGCAGCTCGGTGCAGATGGCCAACGGCGACGTCTGGTATTGCACCTACGCACGCTGCTCCGGCTGGAATCTGCGTAAGGCTGATCCGCTGGTGCCGATGACCCGGTATCGCAGCATGGTCACCTGGCGCATCCCCGGCCTGCCGATCATCCCCGGGCAACGCTTCCGGCGCATCGTGTCGCCTGAGCAGATCGTGGATCAGAACGTGGTGGCACAACAGCAGGCGCAGGCCGCGGCGGCGCCCAGACCCAGCCGGCGGCGCTGATGATCGACACGGTGGTCCTCGACCTGGACGGCACGCTGCGGGACTGGGACGGCTCCATCATCCGCAAAGGCCTGGCCTTCGCCGAGAAACATCACCAGCTGGGCCACGCGCTGGCCGTCGTCACCCTGGCCGCCGAACCCGACGCGGAGGGGTGGCTCGCGGCCAATTTCGAGCTGCCGTTCCTGGGGCCGTTCTGCCGACCGCCGGGTGATCCCCGCGCGCCGGCGCTGTTCAAATACGACGTGGCGGTCGACCTGCTGAAAGCCGACTTCAACGTGGTGGGCGCCGCCGAGGACGACCCGAAGGTGATGTGGATGTGGCAACGCTGGGCACGCTGGTACAACAGCCATACCAGCCCCGCCACGTTTGACCTGCTGAAAGTCACGTTCAGCCGTAGACGATCACCCGGGGGCAGTTTCGTCACGTGACGCTCCACAGGAGATTCCACAGATCAACCGGAAGGAAAAGTGATGGCCCAGCAGATTCCCGTCGCGGTCGCCGCCGAGGAAGGCTACGTCACCTACAGCGGCGTCACCCTCGGCGCGCCCGGCTCGCAGGACACACTGGTCAACCTGGCCGTCGTCAAAGTTGAGGAGCTGACCGGCGGCACGGTACTCGACGAGCCGGGACAAGCCGAGATGCTGGTGGACGCGGCCGGGAAAGTCTACGAGGTCGAGATCGCCGCGCTGAAGCCGCCGCAGGGTCCGACCCGCAAATACGTGCTGATCGGTCGGCTGGTGCGGGACGGGACCGCGCCGCCCAGCGAGCCGCCAGCGGAGGAAACCTCGGAGGAAACCCCCGAACACCATTAGGTGTCCACGGATGGACACCTAGCGCAGTTCTAGGTGGTCGGGCCGCACGCACAGCCTGTTGCGGCACGTCTGGATCACCTTCGCTTTCGGCGGGATCGGACCGTAGGCGCGCTCCCAGGCGTAGCGGTGCACATAGATGAACCGATGACCCGTCACGAGCGCGCCAAAACCGCTCGGCTTGTGGACGTATCCCATCCAGATGTAGCAGGGGCCGGGACCGAGGCGCACACGGTCGATGAATCGCTCCTCGAGTGTGGCTTTGCGGCCCATCCTCCCGCTCGGCCCGGTACCTGCGAATCGCAGCCAGCGTTTGTAGTGCATCCAGCACAAGCCGCGCCGCGCCGGCGGATACGGGCACACCCCGATCGCGCACCGCAGCTCGCTGACCTGCACGGTAATACACAAGTCTCGTTTGCCGATCCTGCTCGGGATTTTCGCGGCGTGTCGCGCCTGTCCACGGAAAACCTGGTGCGACTTTCTGCTCGTCATCACCCGATCTATTCCATCGAGCAGGAGGAATCCGATGACGACTGTTTTGCCCCCCATTCTCGAGGCCGAAGTCCAGGAGGTCGCAGCCCCGTATCCCAAGGTGACCGGCGGCGTGCTGACGGCCCCTCTCGGGACCGTGCTGCCCAAGGATGCGACGAGTGCGTTGGACCCGGCGTTCATCACGCTGGGACGCGTTTCTGTGGACGGTGTGGACCGCACCGAGGAACGCCCGAACACCGAGGTGAATGACTGGGGCGGTGACCTGGTCGCGATCCTGCAGGACAAGTACGGCTTGACGATCAAGTTCAAGTTGATGCAGATGATGAACGCCGACGTGCAGCGCGCTGCGCACGGCGCGCCGAACATCACGGTGGGTCCGTCGCCGAATCCGGCCACCCCGAACGCGACGCTGATCAGCGCGAAGCTGAACCGTGAGCTGCTGCCGTATCAGTCGTGGGTGATCGACGCCTACTACCTGGCGATGAACATGCGGCTGGTGGTGCCGACTGGTCGTATCACTTTGGTGGGTCCGCTGAAGTGGGTGCACAAGGAGTTGGCGATGTTCGATCTGACGTTGCGGCCGTTCCCCGACGCCGCCAACAACCACGCGTACGAGTACTGGGACGACGGCGCCGCATGACAACGACGACGAGACGTAAGCCCGTGCCCCGCAAAGGCACGGCACCGCGTAGGGCGGCGGCGAAGCGGGTAGGTGCCAACGGTTCGGCGCAGCCGAGCGGTTCGCCGCCTGTTCCGGCGTTTGATCCGTCGCCCGCCGCGCCGGGGACGCGCAGCGGTTTTGAGCCGGCGCCGCCGGAGGAGTTCATTCCGACGACGGTGCCGGAGGCTCCTAAGCCGCCGCCGGTGAATCCGCCGGACACTCCGCCTCACCCGTATGGGGAGAACACGCTGGTGTTCGTGTTTCACCCGAAGCCGGGCAGTAAAGCTGGGGATGCGCCGATCGTGTTCCCGCACATCACCACCATCCGGCCCGATTATCACTTCATGTGGAAGCTGCGGAAGCTGGATCAGATCCAGCAGAGCTTCGAGTGGATGGACATGGCGAAGGTGCCTGACGAGATTCAGGAGCGGGTGACGCTGCTCTCCGATGGCGATCAGGGCGATTTCTTCTTGGCGTGGTTCAGCCCGGCTGTGACGCCGGCGAAGTTGGAGGTAGGTCTGCCGGGGGAATCCTGACGCTGGCACGCGTGGTGGGCGAGTGCTGGCACGCCCTGGCGAGGGACGTGATCGCATTGGGTTACCGGCGCCAGGACATGTTCACCACGTTGGATCTGTCGGACATGATCTCGATTGTGGTGGGCGCCCCGCCCACCAGCAGTGTGCGGTACTTCCTGGATGGGGGCTGGTCGAAAGAGGCGCATCTGCTGGCGAACCTGCAGGAGCAGCGCGCCGGGATTGGTGAGCTGACCGAGCCTTATCCGCGGCCGGGAGTCGAGGCGCGCCCGTCCGATCCGATGGAGGGTGCGGGGTTCTTCCCGATGCAGGCGATGAGCTGGGAGGAAGCCGACAAGCGCGACGCGGAGCGGTACGCGGCGAACAAGCCTAAAGGCCGCAGCCGCAGCAGAACCTACTCAGCGAACGGGATGATCTCGTGAGCGCGCCGGGTGCCGGGCAGGGCATTTCCTGGGTTGACGTCGCGGCGTCGGCGGCCGGCATCTTCTCGGAGATGCAGGCGATCGGTGAGCAGGCCGCGGGCGGCTTGGCGCGGGGGATGCAGTCGCGGCTGCCGGGGGCGTTGACGCCGGTTGTTCAGGGCGCGGTCGCGGGTGCGGTGGAGGGCGCCATCGGCGGCGGTATCGGCGCGGTGCTGGAGCAGAAGTTCGGGGCGGAAGTCGTCCGCGCGATGGCGAACGTGGGCCCGACTTTGCGGGCCGCGTGGGCGAAAGAGATGCAGGGCGCGATGTCCGCCGGCGGCGGGCTGATTTTGCCGGCGGGCGTCGCTGAGGATATCGCCCGTAACTTCAGCGCGAGGGTCGGCGCGACGATGCGCGCGACGATGAGCAAGGAGATGCGGGAGGCGTTCAACGCCGCCGAAGCTGCAGCCGCTGCTGAGGCGGCGGGGACGGCGATCGCCGGGGGATTCGCCAAGGGCGTCGGCAGCATCAGGCAGACGATTCAGACGCTGTTCGGTGGTGGGCTTCAGACGGCGGCGACCGAGGCGCAGGCGCTGGAGGCCGGGCAGCGGATCGGGCGGGCCGTCACCGGCGGGCTCAAGCAGACGTTGGCTGAGATGTCCGGTGCCGGCGGTTGGCTGGACACCAAGCAGTTCGAGGTCGCCGCCGCTGATCTGCAGACCCGGATGATGCAGTTCAGGCAATCCATGCAGGCGGCGCAGGCCGGGACAGCCGCGGCCGGTGAAGCCGAGTGGGCGCGGATGCGCATGGCCGCCGACGACGCGGCGCAGGGCTCGCTGAGCGCCGAAACAGCGGCGCAGGCGGCGATACAGGCTGTTTACGCGCGGACGGCTGCGTGGAAGCTGGCCGCGGACCGCGTGACTGCGGAAGCAACGATGCGGGGCCTGAGGAACATGGTCGCGGCCGAGGCCGCGGCCCAGGCGGAAATCACCGCAGCGCGTGAAGCAGCGCAGGCGGCAAACGCCGCGGCTGCGGAGAAATGGGCAGCAGTCCAGGCCGCGTCGGCGGCGCGGATCGCGGCCGAGCAGAAAAAAATCTTCGAGTTCACCAAGCTCGGCGGGATCGCCGACCAGGTGGGGCCCACATTCCAGGAGGCCGGCCGGTTCGGGGCCGAAGCGATGGGCCAAGGCTTCCAGGCTCATCTCGCGCAGATAGCGCAAAAGTTCGTGCCGGTCGCGCTGCGGCCGGCGGTGCGGCAGTTCTTCGGCCAGACCGGTAGAGAAGCCGGGAGCACGTTCACGGGCGAGTTCAACCTCAACGCCGAGTTCAAGGGCATCAAATACTTGAAGGGCTGGGACCGCTTCGCCGGGGAGGGCGCGGCGGAGGCGGCCAACGCTGCCGGCAAGATGTCGATGGCGATGAAGGCGGGCCTGGCCGGGCTGGCGGTCATCGCCGCCGACGTCCTTGTCAGCGGCGTCAGAAACGCTTTCAAGCTGGTGGAGACTGAGGTTAGCCAGTTCGCCAAAGTCGGCGAGGACGCGGCCCACGCCCTGCTGGGCGGGTTCAAAGCGATCGCCAATGGTGAGATGCCCGACATTCAGAGCATCTTCACGGTGGGGCTGGAAGGCATCAAGGCCGGGATGGATCTGCCGCTGAACGCGATCCAGGGCGGCTTGCAAGCGGCTGTCGGGTGGATTCCGATCTTCGGCAGCGCGATCACCGGGGCGGTCGCGCAGGTCCAGTCCGCGTTGGGCGGGCTGTTCAGCGGAATCCAGTCATACATGGGCATCGCCGGCGAGTTCGGCAGCATTCTGCTCGACATCGGCAACAAGTGGCAGGAGGCCGCCCGTACCATCGCCGGGCAGACGCTGGGGGTCGACAAACTCGAGGGCTACCTGGGTGTGGTGAAAGACGTCGCCGCCTCCGGCGACCTGGTGCACTTCAAAGACGTCGCCGCGGTGGTCGGCGAGCTGAGCCAACGACTGTCTGGGCTCAACAACGGCGCGGGGGTGACCCGCGAGCAGGTGACCGAGCTGGCGACCACGTTGGCGATGGGCAACGAGCTGCTCGGCGACACCAAGATCAACGTCGACAACCTGACCGCCGCGTTCAACAGCTTCGACGTGCCCGCCGAGAAGACCAACCAGGTGCTCACCGAGTTCATCAACATAGCGCGGATGACCGGGGCGGACATCAACGATCTGACCGCCGACATCGACACCATCTCGCCGGCGTTGCAGGCGCTGGGCCTGGGCGGCGAGCAAGCGGCGATGCTGATGGGCCTGATCAACGAGGAGCTGGGCAAGCCGGCGATGGGCCGGTTCTCCTATTCGCTGGCGCGGCTGCCCGAGCAGCTGAGCAAAGCGGGCATGGATTACAACACGTTCGTCTCCGTCATCCAGGGCTACACCAAGTCGATCAACGAGGCTGGCAGCGAGACTGAGAAAAACGCGATCAAGATGGCGGCGATCGACTACGCGCAGCCGTTCCTGGGTTCGGCGAAAGCCGCCGAAAACTACATCGACATGATCCGCAAAGGCATCATCCCCACCCAGGAGGCGATGACGGCCTACATGCGTGAGCATGGGGATGCGCTGTCCGACCCGATCAAAGCCGCGCTGGATGTCACCGCGAAGCTCGGCGACAAACTCGAGCAGTTGTCCAACCAGGTGCAGGCCGCGCTGCTGCCGCTGGGTGAGGGGGTGCTCGAGAAGCTCAGCAAGGCGGGCGACGGCATATCCGCGTGGCTGCAGAAACATCAGGTCGAGTTCATCGGCTGGGTCGGGGCGATCGGCGAGAAGCTGCTGGACTGGGGCGCCAAGATCGCCCATTTCCTGGCCTCCATGATGCGCGACATGGCCGGCATGATCGAGTTCTTCAAGAACGTGGTCGTGGGCGTGCTCGCCTTCGTCGACGAACAGATTTTCCAGTTCACCCTCCCCTGGATGGCGCTGCCCGACGAGTTCCCGATGGCCAAGGCCATGAAGGGCCTCAACAAAGCCACCCGCGACGCGATGCCCGCCCTGGGGGAGATGGCCCGGTTCCGTCTGGACAAAACCTTCGAGGCGGGCGCCGACGCCCTCGACACGATGGGCAACAAGATTTCGGGGATGAGCGAGGGCCTGGCCCATCTCGTCGCCACCAGCCAGGACGCGGCGGCGTTCTGGCAGGCCGGGCGCGCCGAGTTCGGCAAAGTGAAGATGGACCCGAAGGACATGACCAAGCCGCTGATCGAGGGCGGCGAGATTCAGCGTGAGGCGGCCGCGCTCAACGACGCGCTGTCCGGTGCCATAGATCCGAACATGTTCGGCGCGAAGGGCTTAACGATCGACCCCACCGCCTGGGATCAGGTCGTGGCGCAGTACCACGACAGAGGCATCCAGATCATCGGTGACAAGACCACCGGGCAGATCCGGCAGATCAAGGCTAATTCGCAGAAGGAACTGGACGACTTCGTCAAGTACCTTAACGAGCGGTTCCAGCCCGACATGTTCGCGAAGTACGCCGCCGCCGGCGCGGTGTCGTTCAAGGTCGAGCCGATGGAGGGTAAATCCGCGGCGGAGTGGCTGCACGACAACGTCGGCTTGCCCTCGGAGCTGGCCGGCACGGTCGGCCCCGACGGGGTGATCCGCCCCAAGATTCAACTGCAGAATGTGCCGCCGCAGCTTCAGGGGGTTATGAGCGGGACGCCCGGGGTGACCACCACCACGGCGCCGGAGGAGGACAAGCCCAAGCCGCCCGGCGGCAACTGGTTCCAAGAAGCTTTGGGCTGGTTGATTTCTCCCCTGGGCATGGCGCTGGGCAGCTTCCAGTACGGCGGCACCGTCGCCGGCCCGGGCGGCACCGACAATGTGCTGATCCGGGCGACCGCCGGCGAGAAGGTGATGAGCCTGGGCGCCTCGCAGCGGTTCGGCCAGGTGCTGGACGCGATGAACCTGCAAGCGTTCGCCAACGGCGGCACGGTGCTGGACCAGGCGGGTATCCCCGCCTCCATGCAGGCCGGTTCCGGTGCTGTCGGGGCTATCGCGCTGCCCGCCGGGATCAACGTGATCACCCCGCAGCCGATGAGCGTGAGCGACACCCTGGTCAACGCCGGGATACCCGACAGACTGCAGGGCGACGTTCAGCAGGCCGGTGTCACCGAGACCGGTGTGTCGCTGCCCACCAACCTGTCCGTCAAAGAAGCGAGCCGCAAAGACGCCGGCGATGTGATGACCGCAGTCGGCATCCCCGACAAGATGCAGAGCGGCGACGGTGTGCAGATCGACGTCAAATTCAACGTCGTCCCCGGCCAGCAGCTGCAGCTGGGCGACGCCAATGTGCCGCCACCGGGCAGCGGGCCTGTGACAAACCAGGTGTTTCAGGCGATGAAAGAGGGCGGTTTCCCCGACAGCGAATGGGGGCCGCTGTACAACCTGATCCAGGGCGAGTCGAGCTGGAACCCGATGGCCGACAACCCGTCGTCGCACGCGTTCGGGTTGTTCCAGTTCCTGGGTCACCAGCACGACAAGTACGGCCAGATGGGCGGCTACTCCACTAACCCGTACCAGCAGGCCCACGCCGGCATCCAGTACATCAAAGATGTTTACGGCTCCCCCACCAGCGCCTACCAGACTTGGCTTTCTCGCAGCCCGCACTGGTACCAGAAGGGCGGCCGGGTCGGACTCAAGGAGGACAAGCCTGTTCCGTCTGTGGGGGGCAAGGGCTACAGCTTCCTGGGCTTCGCCGGCGGCGGCGACAGCAGCGATCCGCACCACATGGGCAGCGGGGCGCAGTGGTACGCCGACGCGTTCAAGAAGCTGAAGAAGTTCTTCGGCTTCGCGGCCGGCGGCAGCCCGACCGGGGATGTGCCTCAGCCGTGGCCGTGGCCCGGTCTGCATCCAGGTCCCACGCCGGGCGGGCCGCCCGGTGCGCCGAGCGTGCCGGGCAGCAAGCTCTTCCCGTGGTCGAAGGAGCCGTTCTTCCCGCAGCTGCCCGACTACCATGACCCGACGCAACCGAATGTGCCGCCGCCGCAGTATTGGCAGGACTGGCCGCCGCACATCGGCTTCGGGCCGATCCCCCGCGCCGGCGGCGGGGCGACGGCGTCGTTGTCGTATCACTCCGAAAGCCACCTCGCACCGCATGTCGGGCTGCCGGTGTCCAAGACCAGCGTGTGGTCACACATGTTGGGCGGCGGCCTGCTGGGCTTCAACGGCGGCGGCCAGGCAGGGCATCCGCTGTTCACGTCTGAGGGCCCCGAGTTTTACGCCGCGGCGTACGCGCACAACCGGCCGTGGGCGAAGGCGTCGGGCACCAACTATCAGACGGTGCTCTCCCCCGAGGATGAGCAGGAATTTATCGCGTGGGTGAAGTCCGGCAAGCATCCGTTCTTTGACTGCGAAGCCAAGACCGTCGACTACGACATGCGCGGCTACTGGCGCTCCGGCGGCCGGCGCACCGAGCCGCACTGGCCCGACACCTACAAAACCCCTTACGACACAAGCTTTTCCGCGGAGTCGCGGTACGCGATCCCGGGCACCCCGTTCAAGTGGCAGGGCGACATCCTCGTCGACACCCGCGACGGGTCGGTGGTGTTCCAGGCGCTGGCTGAGGGTGGCGGTGCGCGGGCGTCGCTGTCGTATCACTCCGAAAGTCACCTGGCGCCGCATGTGGGGCTGCCGGTGTCCAAGTCCAGCGTGTGGTCGCACATGGCCAACGGCGGGCTGCTGCCCGGGCCGGGCGGCGGGCCGGGCGGAGCGGCGATACCTGGGCTGCCGCCCAACGCATCGGCCATTGTGGCGCCGGCCGCCCCGTACAGCGGCGGAACCCTGGAAACCCACAGCGCCGTCTACAAGGCGTTTCGGGAGGCCGGCTTCAGCGACGCGCAGTGGGGCGCGCTGGTGCAGCTATGCAACCACGAGAACGACACCTGGGACCCCAACCGCGGCACGATGGGACCCGACTCCGACGCCAAAGGCATCTTCCAGTTCCTGTCCACCACCTGGGCCACCGTCGGCATGTCGTTTTCCAGCGACCCTTACATCCAGTCGATCGCCGGGAACCGCTACGCCAAGCAACGCTACGGCGACTGGATCGGCGCGTGGGCCGCGTGGCAGCGGCAGAAAGACGCCTACGGCCACAACTGGTGGAACCGAGGCGGGATGCCGAAAGGCTTCGTACCCGGCGGGCTGGCGGCCGGTGATTACAGCGCCGACGACATTCAGGGTGTTGACGCCGAGATCCTGGGCGCCGACGTCATTGCGCATTCGATGGGTTTAACGCTGACTTCGGGCAAGGCGCGCCACCCGGTCGACAGCGGCTATCACCCCAAGGGCATGGCCGGGGACTTCAGCAACTCTTGGAAAGCCGATACGCCGGAGGAAGCCCGCTTCGCCACCTACATGGCGAGCAACTTCAAGACCAACATCGCCGAGCTGATCCATGCGACCGGGCCGGGTTGGGACGCCAACTTCAACATCAAGGACGGCAAGTTCATCAAGGAGTACGGTGGCGTCCCCAATGTGTATGACCAGGGCACCTTGGGCGGTCACCATGACCACGTCCACCTGGCGATGGTGCCCGGTTCCTCACCGGCGCTTGAGCAGCTCGCCACCAGCGGCACGCTGCCGGCGAACTGGCAGGCCTCCGGTGGCGGGTTGAGCTTCACCAACGCATCCCTGGTCAGCTCGATCAGCAGCGGCTCGGGCGCCACCGCCACGCATGGGCCGCTGAACCCTGTGCTGGCCGGTCTGGTGCAAGGCGTGTTCGAGGCGCTGGGCTTCAAGCTGCCCCACCCGGAGGAATTTTGGGCGCAGGTGGCGGGTCACCAAGGCGCATCAGCCGCCGCCCCAGCCGCCGCTGCCCCGGCCGCAGATCTTGCCTCCCCGGACAAGCGGATCGTGAACGTCGCGGCGGGTGGTCACATCAAGGGCTATCACCTGCCGGGCCGCGACACCGTGCCGATGCTGGTCCCGCCGGGCACGTTCATCCTGAACCGGCACCGCTCCGCGCAGTACCGCGACATCGCCGACAACATCCTCGGGATGGCCGCGGGCGGGATGATTCCGATCATCACCGAACCCGGCGAGCGGGTTTTCCCGCCCGGTTCCGCCCCGCCCGGATTCCTGCACGCTATGAACCAGGGCCGGCTGCTGCGCCGCCAGCCCGGCGGCGGCACCGACGACAACCAGACCGTCACTTTGCCGGACGGCACTCAGGTCATCCTGGTCAAAGGCCCCGGCAAGCAGGACCCGAATCTGCCGAAGATTCCCGCCCCGCCCGGCCCGTTCGACCCGTCAAAGGTGGGGGCACCGCCGTGGGCGGCAAGGGGCCTGGTGCCTCCAGGCACCCCGGGTGGGATCGAAACCATCTACGGGACGTTCGCATGGGCGAGCCTGGACAACCTGATGGGAATGACTCAGGAAGAGGCCGTCAAATACGACGAGTGGCTTAAAGGACTCATTGCGACGGCCCAAAAGAACCAGAAAGCCGGGGACGCGGTCGGCGCGGCGCTGCTCGAGGAACAAGCCAAGATCGGTGAGGAGAACGCCGCCCGCGACGCGGTCACCAACATCCTGAACACCCGCGCCAAGGGGCTCTCGGGCCCGGACCTGGAGAACTTCAAAAAGACCGACGCGGAATACCTTGCCGCGATGGCCAAGCTCGCCAAGGCGACCTCGGATGTGGCTGCAGCCCATGACAAGGTGACGAAAGCCCAAGGCGCCTACGGCGACGCCATCAGGGACCAGCAGCTAGAGCAACTCAAGCCGGCGCCGTGGCAGGGGAAAGCCGCCGAGACGGCTGTTTCCCCCGACGCGAACGCGTCCGCGCTGGGCGCGGGCCTGATCAAAGGCATGGCCCAGGAGTTGGGGTTCGGGGATGTCTTCGGCAAGCCGCCGTGGGAGTGGGGCATCTGGAAGCTGTTCGCCGGCGGCGCATCCTACGCGATCGGTCTGGGCAACATTTTGGGCGGCGGCGTCGGTGGGGCAGCGGGAGCGGGAGCGCCCGGCGGCCTACCGGGCGGCGGCCTGCCGGGCGCCGGTGGCCCCAGTGCCGGCCCACCCACGCCGCCGGGCGGCGACGCCGCAATCTACGGGACGCTCAACGCCGACGGCTCCTACACCATGCCCGACGGAACAAAAGACGTCCCCGTCAACGGCGGATACAGCAAGCCGCACGGCCCGACGACCGGGGATAAGGCCTGGAAATACGACGAGAAAACCAAACTCTACTACCCGCCGGGTCAAGCGCCGGCGCTCACGCCGCAAACCCCGACCCCGGGCGCCCCCGACACCGGCGCGAAACATAAGCCGGGCGATCCCGGGCCGCCGGGCAGCGGACTGGTTTACAACGACAAAGGCGAACTGGTCCCCGCCGGCAGCTACACCCCCCCTGCGGCTGCGCCGCCAGCGCCGCCGCAGGCTCCTGGTGCGCCGCCGGCGCCGCCCGTTCCGCCGCCGTCGCAGCGCAAGTATGAGAACCCGCCCGGCGACGAGAACTCGTGGCCGGGGTTCTTCCAGACACCCGAAGGCAAGACGTGGGCGTACAACCATCCGGGCTGGATGGGCCAACACCCCGGCATCGACCAAGCGCCGGCGCCGCCCCCACCAGCTCCGCCCGGCGCGCCGCCAACATCTGCAACACCTGGACCACCGTCGCCGGGGCAGCCGCCCGGCCTGCAACCGCCTGCCGCGCCGTCGTGGGCCGGGCCGCAGACTGCTGTGGGTCCTCCTATTCACTGGAGCACCGACAGGCAGGGCTGGGTGCTGGACAGGGACAACACCCCGGTCACCGACGATCCCAGGAGCCACTCCGGCTGGGACCCGGCCGGTCCCGCGTCCCACGGCCGCCGCGCCGACACCGCGGGTTACGTTCAGGGCGGCGACGGCGGCCGCGTCCAGTTGGTGTCGGCCGTGCAATCCCTCGGCGCCGGAGGCGACGGGACCGGCACCCCGCAACTGGCGAGCTACTCCACCGCGACCCCGATGGACTGGCTGATGCACCCCGCGAGAAGCGCCATGTTGGAGTCCTATCAGCGCGGTGATCTGCGTGTGCCCCGCGACAACAGCGGGATCGCGGCGTTTATGCGGGCCAGGGTCAGCCAGGGCCCAGCCAATGTGCCGCTCGGCGCGCAGCCCGGCCCGCAAACCGCCAACTTCGTGTCCCTCACCACCAACAACAACGGCGTGCTGCACGGCGCCGACGAGGCCGCCAAGTTCGTTACCGGCGCGCAGGTCCAGCGCAGCGGCTGGCATCCCAGCATGTCGGGGGTGCCCGCATGATCATTCCCCGCGGCCTCGAGCTGCCCTACCGGCAACCGCCTTCGGCCGGCACCCGCACCGCGCTGATAACCAGTGGCGGCCCCGTCGCCGAGGTGTGGCCGGGCACCACCTCCACCGCCTACTATCCCGGCCTCGTCGACCCGGTGTCGTTTGATCAGCTGCCGTCACCGGTGCGCGGCATGATGACCCACGCCGTCTACCTGCCGCCCACCCAGGACCGGGTGTTCAACCTGGCCGGGCCGAGCAAAGGCCGCGAAGGGGTGCGGCTGGCGACGCAGCTGCAGGGCGATCAGCAGTGGCCCTACAAGCAGGTCCTGGTCAACTCCCCGTACATGTACGGGGCCACCATCGAACGCCAAAACATCCCCGAACGCCTCTTCGATCTGGGCATCATCATCGGCAGCCAGGCCCCGCCGATGACCGAGTACCAGTACCGGATCGCTGAGGACAACTGGTGGGCCGGCCAGGACGAAAGCAACGACGGCTGGCTGGGGATTTACACCCGCTACTCCGGGTGGCGCTGGATTCCGGTGCGGCCCAACGAGACTGTGAAAAGCGCGCAGAAAATCGACCCCACCGCGTACGGCAACAACGCCAGCCAGTGGGACATCACCTGGGTGGCGGCGCGGCCGTACTTCACCAAACCCGCGCTGCACAGCCTGTTCGAGGCGTCCACCGCCGGATACCCGAAACCCCCACCGCAGGGCGGGGGCATCCTGTCCGGCGTCTTGTCGCCGCTGGTGACGCTGCTCGACCAGATCACCGGGCAGCCCATGTACTACTGGGGCACCCTGCCGATCGCCAACCGCGGCGACCTGCCCTCCTACGCCACCTTCTACGTCACCAGCCCGGGGCAGGCGATCGTGCAGGACAACGAGTCGACCCGGCTGGTCACGCTGCCGTTCACCCAGCCGTCGGTGGGCACCTACATGTGTGACACCGAGCCCGCGCACCGCACCCTGACCGCGGCCAACGACCCGACCGACAACCTGATCTTCGACATCATCCGGCAGTCGATGATCCTGGACTTCTTCCTGTCCGGCATCGCCAACGAGGGACTCCCCTTGCAGCTGACATGGAACGGGAAGTTTATCTTCGCGATCCCACCGCAGACGGTGGTCAATCTGACCGTCGCGCATTCGCAGCCCGAAGGCAAAATCCTGGCGGTCGTGCCGCAGCGGTTCAAGCGGAGCCGCTGATGAGCCAGTTCCTGCAGGGCATCGGGCTGCTGCCGGCGCAGTCCACCATCGGGATGAAACTCACGCAATGGGTGGACCAATACCTGCCCACCCCGGGAATCCCCGACGTGCCCGACATGGTGACCGCGCCGTGCCAGACCGCCGCCTACCTCAACGGTGTGCGGCTGACCACGCTGATGTCGTCCAAGCAGAAGCCGTTGATCCGGCTCGCCGACTGCAACATCGACATCCTGCAGGAGCTGGACGGGGAGCTCGACTGCTCGATGGAAGAACTGATGGACGACACCGGCAAGTGCACGGTGAAGATCCTCTACGACAACTGGCTCACCGATTACATGACGGTGCAGACGCAGCTGATCACCGACCTGAATTTGCTGATCGACCCGATCCCCACCAAGCCGGACTGGAGGACCCGTTGGGCGGGGAAGATCACCGAAATCCACATTAAAAAAGACGACAAAGGTGTGCACTCGATCGAGCTGACCGCGCTGTCGTTTTTCGAGCACGCCAAGCGGCTGCTGATCGCGGCCAACCCGATCTTCCCACCCGAAATCCAATTGCCGAGGATGTGGGTTTTGCCCGGGCCGTGCCGCACCATCTGCGCGCTGTCCACGTTCATCAACCTGGGTCGGCTGTTCATGCCGATCTGGTCGACCATCACCAACGTGTTCAACCCGGCGCAGTGGATCAACCCGCTGGGCCCGGACGCGGTGCTCAACTTTTTGCCCACAATGTGGCCGATCCAGGTCGCGTTCGTGGATACGGTGATCGACCAGTCCCGGTGGACGGCGATCGGCGCCACCTGGACCGACATGTACAAGGCGTTCAAGGATGTGCTCACCGACGCGGGCTGCATCATGCGCTGCTACTGCTATTTGACCACCGACCCGGACAGCCC